ATGGCCAATGACGATATCTCGCGATACGTGGTCAAACACCCTACCAGTGGCATTTATCGTTACTACAGACGCGTGCCGATTGAGGTCGCGCCGCTAGACGGCCGCGTCCACGTCAAGCAATCGCTGAAGACAAAGAATCACAAGGAAGCGCTCAGCCGCGCCGAGAACGTCCACCAAGCGCTTGAGACGCTGTGGAAGGCGCTTCTGCATGGCGAGGGCAAGGAATCGTCTGTGGCGCGCTACGAGGCCGCTCTGAAAGCCGCCCAATCGCTTGGGTTCACCTACAAGCCGGCGACGGACGTTGGAGAAGCCGACCTCGCCGAGTTCGAGCGTCGCATCGCCGTGGCGGAAGACGCGTTCGACCGGTCTGAGACGATTTTGGACGCGGTCATGGGGACAGCCGACCAGCCGGCGCCTACGCTGAGCGACGTCTGGAAGCTCTACGAGGAGCATAATGAGGCGGGGATGACGGGCATGTCCCCCGACCAGCTGCGCAAGCACAAGAACTCACGCCTGCGTGCTATCGATTACGCCAAGAGCCAACTTGGCGAGAACATGGAACTCGGCCGGATCGTTCGCGCCGATATACTGCGCTACCGCAGCTGGTGGACGCAGAAGGTGAAGACCGAGAACCTGAAGGCCTACACGGCGAATCGCAGCTTCAGCGACATGCTCGGCATGCTCACGGTGATCGATGAGGCGCTGCACACAAACTACAAGGAAGTCTGGACGAAGAGCCGGATCAAGGAAACAAACGCCAACAAGCTCGACAAGCGCCGGCCCTTCTCGGTTGACTGGATACAGAACAAGATCCTCGCCCCCGACGCGCTGCAGACCATGAACCTCGATGCCCGCTGCATCGTCTACATCATGATCGAAACCGGAATGCGGCTGGGCGAAGTCTGCAACCTTCGCCCCCAGGACATCGTTCTCAATGACGAGGTGCCGCATCTGGAGGTCGCGGAGCGCACCGATCGCCGCCAGAAGACTGAATACTCGATCCGGCGCATTCCGCTTGTCGGCGTCGCGCTGTGGGCAGCGAAGCAGTATCCGGAAGGCTTCCCGCGCTACCAGGATAAGGCGGACGTCGCGTCTGCTCTGATCAACAAGATGATGAAGAAGGAGGAGCTGCGCCCTACCCGGCTTCATACGCTCTATTCCTTCCGCCACACGTTTCAGGATCGCATCGAGAACGCTGGCGTTTCCGATCGCATGCAAGCGGACCTGATGGGGCACGAGTTCGGCCGGCCGGTATACGGCGACGGCTCGGAGATGAAGCGGCGGCAGGCGCTGCTTGAATCGATCAAGTTCAAGTGGATGGAAGCTGAGCCCAAATCGCGGAGTTGAACATGCGACGATCTTTACCTTCGATCTGAAACGTCCCCAATTATTATTGTTGATCGTCGCATGGCTCGAACGTGTTTTTCCACGATCCGCCTTTAACGCAAACATATGTGTCGCCACTCAGGCAAATCTTACTTCCGATAGGACGGCAATCGTTCTTGTCAGGGTCATACCAGCAACAGTCTGCTGGTGGACTTTGCTTGTCTTTTGGGACAATCGTGAACGACGCCACTCGTCCGGAACTCGATATAATCGATAGCTGCTTAGACATCACTTCCCCCTGAGTAATTTAAACATGGCGGAGCTTAACTATCGAAACCGCAGCGAAACATATGGCAACGCCAGCGCAACCAAAACTATAGTAACGTCATGCGTTCATTCTAATAGCTTCTCAAATAAATTCAACGCACAAATTGCACTGTTTACACAGGTACTAAAATTGATTAAACTTTAAGTACCGACATTATAGTTTTCGCGTTTGCGGCTATACTACCTTCGTGAAATCGACAATTTCTTCCGAAGGAACGCTAATCTGCGCTTATGCGCTTTTGACGTGCGGAATAATGCTGTAAAACTTGGGGGAGAGAAATGCGTGCTCTGGTATGTGCTGTGGCATACTTCTCATTTTCCATGTGCGTCTTCGCACAGGCGCAAAAGCAACCCGCCCCACCTGACCTGCCAGAAACAACAGCCACCAACTTCTTAAATCCTCGCTTAGCTGAAAAGCCCCAACCCCGGAACATGACCTACAAGGGGAAAAGTATAATGGCTTTCACAGAGGCTGAGGTCCCAGTAGAGGCCGTCGGAGACCCACAGGCGTATGCGTATCACGAGAATAGCGCGTTAGGCTTGGGAAAAGGCTTCGACCCGCGGGATGTGTCCCAATACAAACGAGGCTGCATAAAAGGTCAGCAAGTTGCGATCGACACTGGGCCGGTCGACACTAATTTGCGAGTGATCTACGTCCGAGATCGTAACCAGTTAAACTTTTCCATGAACTACGATTCAAAGGCGGACGCTGCTTTCTTGACTGCAAAAGGCTCCGCTCGCTTCTCCGTTGACACTTCGGGTGCGTTCGACTCGGACGCCATCACTGTTGTGATGACTGGGAAGACGGACTTCGGTAGGTGGGGGCTTGATGCTGACGCTGATTTGACTGAAGACGCTAAAAAGTTGTTGTCAGACGGAAAGAAATTCGCCGAAATTTGCGGAACTCGCTATGTGGCTGCGGAACGCAGGGGGGCATCTGTCTCAGCTGTGATCACAATTTCCCGTGTTAGTTCGGAGTTCAAAACTGAATTTGTTTCAGAATTTGCAGGAAAAGGCGGCTGGGGCGACCTGTCCGCGAGCGCAAAATCGAAACTTACGCTTGCTCTCCGGTACGCACGATACCAGTCCCGCGCCAACGTACAGGTTTTCGCAACAGGCGGTGGTGGCCTGTCGTCTCTCAAGGAAGGGCTAGAAAAGATCCCTTTAGATGAGAAGGATCCGCTGTCAAAGACGTTTGAGGCGCTGGGTGGCTTTCTTAATGGCTTCACGGCAGCGAACGCCGCGCCGATACGATATTATGTGGCCAGCATGAAGCAATTCGGATGGGATGAGTACTCCGTAGATCCTTGGACCGACGCTAGGGAGGAAAGTCTGCGTACGCTCGTTCAATGGTATCGAAACGCATCATTGGAGGTCGAGCTTTATCAACAATTGCACGACACGAGCTCTCTCCTTTACAGGTACCTCGGCTCCGAAAGGGCGACCATAGAACTAAAGGACGAAGAAGAAGCCAAGCTGTTGAAATTTGCAGACGCTAAAGCGCACGCGACATGCAAACAAGAAACCAGACTCGTGGCTTGTTCGATGCCGGCCTACGGTGCGATTGGGTTTTACAACATCGTTGCGGAGCTTGGTCCCCCGAAGATGTTGTTTCAGTGCCTGACAAATCCCGGAGCGATTTTTACTGACGAGCAAAAAACGCGATTGATCCTTAGCACAGCGAGGAATGTTCGTTTTGAGTTTGTAAAGGGATTGATGCCGGGTGCCGAGTTCGTCCAATGTTCGTTCTCGATTGACCTTGCAATGTTGGGAGACGAGTACAAGAACATCGTTGCCAGCCGACAGGGGTTTGACTACGCAACCGGCGGTGAAGATTGGGTCCACGACTGGCGTGCGGGTGGTGGCGGCATGTACTTCTGGTACCTCTGGCCGATTTACAACAACCCGCCGGGTTTCGAGAACACCATAATTGAGTGGTTTGGGAAACATCGCGGGGACTTCTCAGGTACGTACTTTATTGAGTTTGAGGATAGGCTGAATCGTCGTTTTCGCCTGCCCTTTTATACCGCAGCATGGCATGGCACAGGCGGAGGGCTAACTAAGTTCGAGTGGGAGGTGCTTCAATAACGGCGTCTTGGCGCACGGGACCTTGGCAGCGCAATCTTTTTCGAAGCGACTTTCGATCCGCCCTCGCGTCGAGTCAATCAGCGTCCTGTCAACCCTTGGGCTTACCTTTGCGGCTAACGATCGCCTTCGCCTTTGCCTGGAGTTTCGCGCTGCGTTCATCCAGCAACTCGATCAAAGTGTGTTCGATGAGCTCGAAGCAATCAAGCAAATCATCAAAGTCGGCGCCCCCCTCATGGCTCCCAAAATTTCCAACATACCGAAGTGCATCTAGAGCTATTTTATGTCCGGACTGAGTTTCATTCAGTAGGTCAATTCGCTCTGCCAGGTCGAGATCGCCTGATTTGCCGTTGCGCTTTCTCCCTTCACGCGCAACCGCTAACTGATCGAGCAATGTTTCGATGAAAATTCGAAGCCTGTTGGCACAGGCACCCCTATTCATCCAGAAAAGCTCGAAGGCTTGAATAAGATGCTGTCGCGGTACAGCCTCCAACTTCTCCGGCCAGGTGATGATTGGTGGCGCGGGCACCATTGCTCGCGGTACTACCGTTTTATCGTCGTAGGTATCGTATTCTTCAGTTTCGGGGTTGAAGATATCCTCTTCACGGGATGTGTAATCACCGCTAACTGCGACAACCTCCCCACAAAACCTGAAGTCGCAAATCAGAAAACACGTAAACCGCCCTTCCGACACACCACCCATCTCTAAATGTGAGAGTGCGGTTGATACGTGTTGTGGCTGAAGGCGATAGAAGTGTTTAGCATAGCTTCTCAAGTGCCCATTCCGACAACGCGGGCACGGTAAAAGGGGAAACGAACCGTATTTTGTTCTCCATAGTCTGCGGTCCACTTTGCCTCCAATCGCCTGAACCCATTACGATTATTTAAGAAGAACCGCCTATCAGAAGCTGTGCACTGGTGGAAGACGGATCGATGGCGACAAGAAGTATTACTGATCAGGAAATCTCTCTGATCAAAGGCATGCTTGAAAAGGGGATGAAGAACACAGAAATTCAGTTTTTCTTCAACCGGCCCGAAAGAAAAGTGAATACCGGCCGCATCTCCCAAATAAAAGGTGGCTCCTATAGCACCTCGGCCGCGATTAAAGCCGCCGACCCCGCCGTCGTCGAAACGTTTATTACCTCGTTCCGCAGAAAGACTGCGAATTCAGGCGAAGATTCTGGTCCGACAGGAGAAGAAACCCTCCGCAGCCTTTTCCATGAGGTTACACCCGGCGAGCACTTTTTCCGTCTGGGCGAAAGCGACCGCCATGAATGTAAAGAGGACTTTGGTTTCAAGCATTCCGGGAAGTGGCTCAGAGCGATTGCTGCTCTTGCAAACAACACCGGGGGTTACGTGATCTTTGGCGTGAAGGATAAGAATGTTGTCAACGGCAATGTTGCTGCGGATAGCTATAAAGTCCTAGGAATGAAAAGCCCCGAGTTTGAGAACGCAGACCCCGTGGACTTCACGTCGCGACTTAAGGCTGTTTTTGACCCCACGCCCAAGATCGAAACTGCACTCTTGGAGTTTTCTCCAGGCCAAAAGGTCGGAGTAATTTATGTCCATCAGCATCCCTCGCGACCAGTCATCGCGCTGAAGAATGAGGGCGGCGATCAGGTGCGAGAAAGTGACATCTTCTTTCGTTACCCCGGTCAGTCGTCACGCATCAAGTATAGCGATCTTCGAGCAATTTTGGACGATCGTGATCGAGACTCAAGACAACAGATCCTGCCAATGGTCGAAAGGCTACTCGCGCTTGGCCCATCCCATGCTATGGTCGCCGACCTAACCGATGGAGTGCTCACAAACGGGGCTCGGTCACTGGTGATTGGTGACGAGCTGTTAGGCAAAATCAATTTCATCCAGCAAGGGCAATTCGACGAAAAGGAGGGGGCCGCCACCCTTAAGATCGTCGGCGACGTTTATGCTGTGGATGGCGAAGGTCAGGTGATCCGGCGCGGCTTCGTAACCCCGGTGGACCTGATTCGAGACTTTCTGTCTGCGGATTCGCCGTACGATCCGAAAGACTACATTCGTTGCGCGGTCGAGGCCGGGAATGGAGGGTGGTTCCCACTTCACTACTACGCGCACAAATCAAATCTTAACTTGGAGGCACTGACAAGCCTGATTGAAGGCACCAAAGCTCCCCTGAAAAGGAAGCAACTTTACGTCGACCGGGTACGAAATCACGATAGCGCTTTCACTAAAGCCGGAGGAGCAGCGCCAAAATATAGAGCTGGTTTAGACAGAGGCTTACTTCCAAAGACGCCGGAAACAGCCAAAGACGCTCTAACATTTGCGCGAGCAATAGGCTCATTAGAGAGCCAACCTCCAATCGACGTAAAGAAGCTTTTGGCGCTCCTCAAAATATGCTGGGACTTTGCGGAAGGTATAGGATCAAGCGAGATGAGCGTGATAAGGAAGGCTGCAGCCCGCATTGATCAGCTATATTTTGCGGAGTAACATTAGACCCCATGCCGGGCCACGAAAATCCAAAGAAAACAACACGGTTAGCTAAAGGCTGGACACCAGTTCTTGCCACGCAATCATTACGTTTTTCGGAAAAGTGTCCAGCCATCAGCGAGGACGTTAAACTGAAACGGCCGCCCCGACCTCTCGTTGCGACCGCCTCTTTAATTCCCTTTTAGGCGAAGAGATCGTTGGTCTTCGTCGCCAAGCGCGCGTAGATCGATGTGATTCGATGCAATGTCGTGTAGCATGCCTTGCTTTTCCCCATCAGCTGGGGGCTGCTGTTTGCGATCTCTGTATAGGCTTGAGCGGCAGCCTCGATAATCTCTTCATCATTGAATGCGATTGGAATCCGGGCAGCCCACTTACCTTTCGCATCAGGCGTTACGAATGCGGAATGAGCAGCAAGTATCGGAAAAACGATCCCGTCAGGAACCGAAACCACATTGCCGGCCTTGTCGCGCTCAATGGACCGAAGACGTGTACCTTTGAATCGCGGATGGCTTTTCCACTTTTCGTAGAGCTGCCACGCAGGCCCAGCCAAATCGAGGAAGCAATCGGAAACATCCTCTAACGCATTATCGTCAACCATCTTCTGAAAGAGTTTGAGGCATCGTGTTTTCTGGCTGTACGAAAATGCCTTATTCGTCATCTCGGTCTGATCACCTGCACCGCTAATCTTTTTCAGGATCTCAGGAGGCATCAGAGCGAAAGTTACCTGAATGAGTTTTTCCGTATCAAGGAATCCATCATCCTCACCCGTAACTAAGTCGGTCTCGCGTTTGCGGAGGTTGACGTCAGGAAAGAAGTTACGGACAGCCTGTTCCAGATCTTCGAGCTGTCCCTTTCTTCCTGCAATCGAAATCGCGCGAACGTCGTTTTGAAAATTGCGTGCGATCGAGATCTCGGCCACGAGCTCGGCATCTCTTGTAATGATGATTTCATAGCGGATGCTCGGCTCGAATTCCGGGTCGCTATTGTTCTTTGCGAAATACCGCTTCAACTCGCCTTGAGTCTGCGATCCGTTGATGATGCTGGGGCTTTCAAGGGTAATTGACTTCGCCTTGTCGTCCACGACAGCACTCTTCGCCACAATGACCATTCCGCCATTCAGAATACTGAAAATGTCAGGGGTATCCGTCAGAGTCTTGCGGATAGCTTGATGGACAAGGGTCGGAGAGCGCCGCTGCTTTCCCTGAACGTCGACCAGATATTCACGGACGTTCTCGTTATCTTCAAGCTCAAGAACGGATGACGCAGGCGCGTGGCCTGCATAGACCTTGCGTTCTGAGTTGTCATCTTCTGGGGAGCTAATATTGCGGCAAGTATGGTATGGGAACGTGAAAGCGTTCTGCGCATTAGCAGTCATTTTATTCTCCAGTTTCCGTCGATCGCGAATTTGAAGGCGCATCCACCAGGATGACCACCGCGATTCAACAACTTAAGCGTGACGTAAAAACGGTAACCCGTCAACGGGCTCAAGCGCGAGATACGGCAAGATGGCAACGACGGTTGGTCCGGTCGAGGTGACACTGGATGACAATGAAGAGTAGATTGAGTGGTCCGCGCCCCGTCCTGAACGGCGGTAGTTTCTAAAAAAAACCAACAAAACCGGGACAGGCGCATTCAGTTTGCTTGCTCCTGTTCGGCTTTTCTTCAGCGAGACGGTCCGCAATCGGGCCCGATTGAACAATGGACCCGATACATCAACGCCACCTCTGGTTTAGATATATTTACAAGTTCTCCCCAAGTCGGCTAACAGATCGTGCGGCTTGGAGGAGAATATGATGAACGTTACGATTAAGAGTCTGTCGGGCCCGTGGGACAGAGGCTATGCACTCGATAAGCATAAGATTAAGAGCACCTTTGCAGGCTATAATGAATATGGCTACAAGACCTTTAATACAGTTCGAACAGAGGCGGGAGAAGCTGTTTTCCGGCTCAAATATAGAAGCGATTGGACGCAAGCGGGACTTCTTGCGGCAGCTGTCTACGAGCACATTGTACCGCATTTCCCTCAACTCGGGCTGGTCATCCCAATGCCGGCATCTCAGGCGCGCCCAAGGCAGCCTGTTGATGCGGTTGCGGAGGAGCTAGCAAAGTTGATGAAAGTCAATTCCTTCTCTGGCATCATCGTCAAGGCGCCCTCAACAACTGGAAAAAAGCTAAAAGACCTCGGAACGAAACATGAAAAAGCCGCAGAACTCGCAGGAAGGTTCTCGATCAAAGACGTGATATCAGGTCAGGGAAAATGGAATGCGTTGCTAGTTGATGACCTGTTCGACAGTGGCGCGTCGATGGAAGCCGCGACAAACGCTTTGAAGACGTACAGTAAAATTAATGGCGTCTACGTTGCCGCACTAACGTGGAAATGAGAGATGGAATCAGTTTTTATCGCGGGTTCGATCACAATAAAGCACCTGCCATCGCTTTTCATTGAGAAACTCGACAGTCTGATCGCGGCGAACCTCGCCGTCGTGATTGGGGACGCAAACGGCGTTGATCGGGCGGTGCAAAGCATACTGGACGAACGTGGAGCGAAGAACGTCACCGTCTTCTGCTCCGGCAAGGTTCCACGTAACAATGTCGGAAACTGGCCGGTGAGGGAAATTCACACCACCGCCGAACCAGGCACAAAGGCCTTTTTTACCGCCAAGGACATCGCTATGGCGGAGACAGCGGAGCTGGGTCTCATGCTGTGGGATGCGAAAAGCACTGGCACTCTAAGCAACGTGATTGAATTGACCCGCCGAGGAAAAAAATCAGTGGTCTTTGTCAATAAAAAAGATGCTTTCACGATCGTAAGAGGGGCCCAGGATCTGCAGAACCTCGTCGGGATCATGTCTGACGGAGCCCGAGATCAAGCCGAGAAAAAGATCAGCCTGACTGCCACCGTCAGAAAGCTCACACAACAGCAGGCGGGGTTTTCGTTCTAGCCATTTCGGTGGAAAATAGCGGGCTTGACAGAGAGTCTCGCACCAGAACATTCTAGGAACACTTTGTTCTTTAGCTAACGGCGATAAACAACTTTGCATTGAGCATTAGCTGAATGTTTGCAATTTCTCTGTAGGTGTCTCCCCCATGCCCAATGGAATTCATGTACTTGTGGGAGATGGTTTCGTGGAGCCCGACAGCGACATTAAGATTAAAATAGACTTTATTGAGGACGGTTCTTCGGCGCGGGTATTCGAGATCGCCGCCGAGCTTATCCGAGCTTTCGAAGATCTTGATAGCGTCCTCATTACGTCTGTTGACTCTTCGATGGCAACAAGCTTGGTGCTCGAAGACGTACAGAAATCAAGTCTAAAGATTTTCCTGCGAAACCTCCTCAAACAGGCGGACGACGACGCCCTTAAAACATTGGATTGGAAGCCTCTGGTTGGCCAGTATCTCGTGAAAGCCAAGTACATTGCCCTCAAATGGCTGGACGAGGACGTGGCAGATGGCCAGCCGGCCGGCATCGAGGATCTAACTGATCACATTCGTCAGTTGGCATCAGAAACAGACGTCCGACACCTTCCGGACTACCCGTCAATAAATCCGTCGCGCCTAGCCCAAAGCCTGGATGAGATCCAGCGGGTAAAGACAAAATTCAAAGAAGGTGAGGCGCTCACGATCACGCTCGATAGTACTGATTATCAAGTCAATCTCAAGCGCACTTGGCTGCCTTCCGAACATCTTCAAGATGTTGAAACCGATCGCGAACTTTCGAATATCGTCGATATGGTGCTCGTGATCCGAAAGCCTGACCTATTGGGAAAGAGCCAATGGCAATTCAAGCACGGTAAGCGGGCCTTTAGTGCTCCAATCACGGACCGGGAATGGCTCGACGAGTTCGATAGAGGAAACCATCCGTTAAGCCCCCATGACGCGTTACGAGTTCGCGTCAAACATACCGCGAAGTATGACGAAAAAGGAAATTTGAGCGAACAGACCGAAGAAATAGTCAAAGTATTGGAAGTTATTAAGCACCAAGATCCACCGACGTTGATCTAGCGACGACAGGCGGATGCCGCAGCTACGATCCGGAACGATAGCGCCCCACGCCGAAGTACGGCAACTCAGCGAAAACATGGGGTTGCAGCATTGTGAGGCATAAGCGCGCTCGTCCAAGTTCTTCTGCTTTTTTTCTACCTTGTCTCACTGACGAGCGAAAAATACGACATTTTACGAATATCTTCAGGCTTTGTGATCGGCCATCTTTGTTTCGCGTCAAGGTCAAGCAGCGTTCGATAGCCGTGGCGCAGGATCAGCAGATCCTTGGGCCAAGGCTGCGTGGAAACAGCCTTGGCCCAGATCACTACTGTTCCGCGATTTCGTAAACGGCGGCATTGTCCTGCGCTTCACGCAGCCCTTTGTACGAGGCGTGGCGCAATTTCCCGTCATGCGTCCAGGAGCGATACTCGATCTCTGCGATGAGTGTCGGTTGAACCCAAACGAGGTTCTTACGCCGCCCTTCGTACTTGACCGGCGGCGTCTTTCGCTTCAGCCGATCGAGCGTCTTCCGCAGGTACTCTGCCCTGCGCTCATTAAAGCCAGTTCCGACCGATCCGACGTAGATCCAGTCGCTCCCCTTGCGCGCGGCAAGCAACAAGCTACCGATCCCGGATCGGGCCACCATGGAATGCTCGTAGCCGACGATCATGAAACTGTCGCTCTGGACGCACTTGACCTTCACCCAATCACCGAGACGGCCGGAGCGGTAGGTACTGTCCTTGTTCTTGGCGATGATGCCTTCGAGACCGTGCACGCACGCTGCGGCGAAAATCTCACGGCCATCGCCGTCGACCTCCTCTGACAGACGGATGGCCCCTTCCTCATTTCGCAGCAGCGACTCCAGGAAGAACCGGCGAGCGGAGAGTTCCATGTTCCTGATGTCGTGACCGTCGAAGTACAGGAGATCGAAGGCGAACATGATGGCGTTGCCGGCTGGTAGTTTGCCGCCGCGGCCACCGAGGGAGTTCTGCAGACGCCCGAAATCCGGCCTGCCCTCCTCGTCGAGCACGACGGCCTCGCCGTCAAGGATGGCCGTGCCGACGCCAAGCCGCTTGGCAGCTTCCTCGATCCCGGGAAATCGATGCGTCCAATCATGGCCGCCGCGAGTAAGGATGCGGACGTTCCCGTGGTCGAGGTGGACCGCGATCCTGTATCCGTCCCACTTTACCTCGTACGTCCAATCCGGTCCAACGGGCGGGCGCGGTTTGAGCAATGCCAAGCATGGCTCAATACGATCTGGCATCGGGTCGAAAGGAAGTCGCGGTTGCGACGGGTCACGCGGTTTTCGCGGTCGACTGCGAAGCGGCTTGTCACTTGCAACAAGAGGCTTGGATCGCGGGGGCTTTGCCATCGGATAATTACAGCAGCAAAGCCTAAAAAGACAATTGCTTCCTTTGCTCAGGGTGCCATCTGACCTGTTTCCCACCACGTACCAGATCCGCCCGACGACCGCCTTAGTAGTTCTTCGCTGTTGTCGACCTGCACGACGGTAAATCTCCCGACCAGCCTTTTCGAAATCGCCTCCGCTATCTCACGACGGACGATCTGCCGCTGGTCCCAATCCTTGCTGGCCATCAGAAAGGCCCGCTCCGCCGACACCTCCAATAGGATTCGCTCCAGCTCGGCTATCAATTCGTCGGAGGTAACTGGACGGTCGCCATAGCGGAATGACAATGGAAACATATAGCGAGGTGCAATTCTCTCGGCCATAAAGCGACAGACATTAAGCTTTCGGCGTTTGCCAACGGACCAGCCGGCATAGTCTCGCAGCACTCCAGGACGCTCGCAGGCAAGTCCATCTGCGGTTAAATTGAAGATGGTTTGGGAAGGCGTATCAGACAGCATGGTTCATCCTCTGTTGAGGTTTTGATGCCCTGCTATTGGTGGAAGCGGCCGCCACGCCTGCGGATCAAATGGCGTTCTTTCCTGTCGACGTCAAGCATGGCGCCGGCGAAATTGCCATTAGCGCGTGACGACAGCCAGGACGATACGGCGGATGACATCGGAAAACGTGACGCCCAGAGCAACGCCACCGATACCGATCACCCCGAGTCCACCTATCCCCATCAGCTTCCAACGCTGCACCTCATCCGTAATCCGCCGCATCTCCGGAATGTCTTCCTGAACCGCCGCAATATTGCCCTCCACCTTGCCAACACGCTCCACAAGCTGGTCCATGCGCTGATGCATGGTTGCGCGGCTGTTGTCGGACTTGATTTCAGAGGCGCGGAAGGCATCGCGAAGATTGCGAACCTCTGCCAGCAACTCGCCAAGCTGCTGATGGGTTCGGGGATCGAATTCAACTGGCGTCACTGCATCCCCCATCATTTCCGGCAGGCCGGCTGCTGGTCGCAGGTTTCGTTGTGCGCAGCGACCTGTTCAGCAAACGGTCGGTCGTTGGCAATGATGAACTTCCGCGTTTCCGACGATGGCGTCAGGCGCTCGAAGCCGGCGCCGTCATTCGCAGGTGCCCGCGTCACGCACCCACTGACCACCAAGCCTATGACACAGATCTCCATCGCTAAGCCTGCCCACCGCTTCATTCGTCGCACCCCGTTGCTTGATCAGATCCATCGATCGCTGCAGGGCCGCAGCACGTTCCGCGACCCTCCCTTCTTCCTTGGCGGCCGGCAGCCACCACAACGCATTGATGACGATCAGCGCCGCGCCGGCGGCGACTGCGCCGCCGATCGCAGCCATCGGCAATTTCAGACTGTCAGGCAGCCACGCAAGCATAGCTCAACCCTCGACGGCCTGGCGGATGTCCTTCACCGCTGCAATGATCCAGTGGCGCAGCAGCAGCGCCAACAGGAAGGCGACCAGAGCAAAGACACCGATCACGAGGATGGCGCGCCAGTCCATGCCGCCGAGGAAGCTCAGACCGATGCCTGACCCGGTTCCCAATCCACCAAGCCAACCAAGCAGATTGAATTTCTTCTTCACCTGCGTCTCGACCGCCGCTGGCACCACAGGCTTGTCCGCGATAACGGGCGCCGAGACGAAGCCCTGCGCCGGCGTCGCGCCGGACAGAGCAAGCAATTCGGCATGCAGAGCAGCACGTGTCTTCGGCCCGACATCGCCGTCTGCGACCAAGCCCTTCGACGCCTGAAACTCACGGATCTGCGTCGGCTTCAGGCCGAGAACAACCAGCACCAGGCGCGCGAAGTGCTCGACACGATCGCCAAGCCCGTTCTTGCCGCCGTTGACCTTCGTGGTGATCGTCTCGATGTCGCCCTGGTCGGCATAGCGATTGAGGTTGCGGCTATCCCAATACCAGAGCGGCACCAGCCCTTCCCACGGGTCGGTATTGACGAGATCCGGATTGGCGACGAAGTCCGGAGGGTTGAAGCCCTTCTCATCACACCAGTCGTAGAACGCCTGATAGTTGGCCTTACCGGTAAGCTGCATACCGGTGCGGCCCATATACTTCTTGCCGTCACCATCGAGCGCCGGCGTGTTACCGAGGTCTGCCCGCGCGTCATAGCGGGCCTGCACCGGCGTCGGTCCCCAGATCTCGCGATCGTAGCGGAAATCGCCGCTTTCGTGCATCAGCTGCGCCAGGTACTGGACGACGCGGTGCACGCGATCCATGCCGAAGTCGTCACGATAGCGATCGAGCGACACCAGGACGGAATTCATATTGGCTTCGTTGACCGGCTTGAGAGCGGCCGCGCGAATGTGCTGAGCCGTAACGCGTACGTTCATTAGAAACTCTCCAGATTTTTCGCTTAAAGGTTGGCCCGCCTACTTCGATTGGCTGAAGCGCGATGTACGGCCGGTTGTGATTTCATGCGACCGACCGATGCGGTCAGTTTCTCTTGTAATGCGTCAGGAAGCTCGCCTCACCCCGGCGGGCTTCTTGCTTCAGGGCCAGTTTGCGGCGCCGGCCGCCGCTTCAGCCGCCGCCTCAGTAGTTGCCGCATCGATTGCAGCCTTGGTGCCCAAGCGCACCGCCTCGATCGCTCCGCCGATGATCTGCCATTGCAGAAAAGCGCCGTTGACGACAGCGGCAACGTCTCCGAGCGTCGGAGCGGTGATGCCAACTTCGGCTGAAAGCAATGGAAAGCCGGCAGGCTCCGGTGGCGTTCCGCCAGCCTCGACTACCGCGGTATACCGCTTCGCCTCCTCCGCCTTCTGCTGGTAGGTCATGGCCTGACCAGAGCCCCCAGTGATGTATTTTAGGCGTTCACTTTCCGCTGCGGCATCGACCGAGGCCTTGAGAGAAGCCTTGATCGCAGAAAGGTCCGGCTCCGGAAAAGCGGGGATCACGTTCTCGCGCACACGCTCGTCATCAGGCGTACCTTCAGGCGCCGGCGCCATTTCCCATTCATCCCAGATGCGGCGCCGATGACGGTTTGCCATGTCGTCGGGAATGATCATTTCCGCGTCGTCGATAACAACCGCAATGAACCCGAATTGCGTGAACCCTAAAACTTCCATTGTCATAGCTCCGCGTCACTAGTACCGACAAAGTTCACACCGCCCGAACCAGTTGCAACGATGCTAACCCCGTAAGAAATGGCGAGTTGCGTGCTAGCTGCAATCACAAGAGTTGTGACGTTCGTGACACCGCTTAGATTGGACAACGCGTTTGTGGGACCTGCTCGCATTGGGACAGGTCTTACCAATTGTATATAAATCAAGTTTCCAGCCGTGTTGTATCCTTGAAGCTGTAGCAAGTTATAAACTTGATAGTACCGTTGGCAGAGTGCGTTTTCCTGCTGTGGGTGTCGTGGTGAGAACGGATCACTTTCACGGGTTGCATCTCCCTTAACGACGGAAACACGAGATATATTGATTGTCGTGGTCGGGTTCGTTTGCGTCGTGGTGCGAAAAAAGTAAAACTCAAGAAACGAATCAAGGTTCGTCCCTATTGTCTTTCCGTTGATACTCGGGATAGCAAATGTCAGACTGAACCGCTGTTTCACTGTAGTCAAAGCAACGGTTTGTGCGGCAATGCCGACTGATGCGCTAGGCGACCCACCCGTACCAAAAAACTGATTGAGTGCAACCGAAAGATCGGTGGCCGCTGCGGCGCTTGCGTCAAACGTAACCGTTATCGTAGTGTTTGCGAGAGTTCTAACATCTTCAATTCGTTGAATTAAGAATGACGCGGCCGACCCGACTGTCCCACGTACCCACGTGAGGGTGTAAGTGCTGTCTTCATTTTGCGCGGGGGTGTTTGTCACGCGACTGATGGTGTTAGCGGAACCGGTTCCGCCGCTGAGAAACCAGCGATCAAATGTGTAAGCGTTTGCCGCATATGACGCCGCCCCTCGTTGGTTGAAGAAAAAATCACCATTGATCAGCTTGTTGCGAAAACCGCTTAGGATGTCGACCTGAAGCACTCCGCGTGCTTGTTCCGGTGTCAGGTTTTCAGGAGCACCCGAACCCGCCGTGATACGACCTTTTATCGTCGCGTTCGCCATATTCGCAAGCAAGGCGTTTCCGATAGAACCGTTCGCGGCTTTCTTGATCAGTTTGCCCGTCGTTGTATCGAACGCAACGATATCGCCGTCGGCAACACCACCGGTCGGACCGACAACGTCACCCGTGCCGGTTCCGTCCGTTCCCTTGATGGACGTGAGCTGCCAGTAAGCATTCGCGGTCGTTGGCAGCGTAGGCGGAGCATTGCCGGTGGTTGCCTGTAGGGCCACGAAGGATGAGCCGTTATAGAGAACCGCGTCGTTCCTGGCATAGGCTGTTGCGGCACTGTAGGTGCCGCGCGGGTTTGCATAGCCAGCTGGTCCCATAGGACCGACTGGCCCCGCGCCGTACGCGAACGGCCCAGCCCAATCGCCGGACGTTGCCGACGCCTTCACATAGAGCTGCGGCTGCGTCACGCCGATGATGACGAGGTAGGAAAACCCCTTGGCGCGATCGTTGTAGGATGCGCGCCCGGCCAGATCGCCAGAAGCATCGAACTTGAAGATGGTCCCAGCAGCCAGTTCAGCGATCAGCTCTGCCAGCGTATTGGCGTTGGTCGTAAGCTGCTGAAGATATGCCGTGTCGCGGACAAGCACGTAGTCGTAAGTCCCCGTTGCACCGGCCCACTCTATCAAAGCCGTGATCTGCGTGTTGCTATCAACAGTTTCGATCAGCAGGAGGTTTCCCTCCGCTTGCGCCGAAATAAAACCGCCGGCGATCAACGCCGTCGCCCAGGCCGTCCCGATACCAGTCACCACGGCGGAGCCGTTCGTCAGGGTGATTTGCCCTGTCGTGTAAGCAGTCGTCATGTTTTTGAAGTCCCCTAAGCTGGGATGCCGAGAATGTAGTAACGGATGCCGACGATCGGTGTCGGGTCGCTTTCAGTGACGAGGTTGGATTGCGAGCTGCCGCCAGACAGGTACTTGCGGGTCGGCAATCCCCTGAAGGTGTAGAAGCGCGCCTCGCCAGCCGTCAGCCGGCAATAGGTCGAGCCGCCGCCGGTGTAATACTGCTTGCCGGTTTCAGTCGGATCGACGTAGCCGTACAGGGTAAATGGCGGCCTGACACGGGCCGACAGATTGCCGCCAAAGCCGCCGAGGTTAACCCCTGCCCCTCCACCATGGACCGTCACGTACTTCACGAACGGAAACAGCCCCGTGTTGTCGATCGGCACCGACCATTCGCGCGCACCGTCAGCCTGCGCAGTGACGTTGATGTAGCCCTCGGCGATGATCTGCACCATCGGCCAGCGACTATCGACCATGACATCCGCGAGACGCGGTGGGTTTGACGCCCCAGGACGGAGGAACTGCACCACGTCGCGAGTGCCATCGTTGAACTCGCGCCACACGTCGTTACCGCCGCCGACTGGCGAAGAGTCGTCTTGTGCATAGACGATGAAGCGAGCCCGCGCCGCCCCATAGGGGTTAGAGAGGACCAGGTTGGCGCCGCTGAAATAGTAGTCAGCCCCGTACTCCGTTTCTGAGGAAAGCGGATTCGTCGGGTAGTAGACTGTCGAGCCCTGATAGACGATCACGTCCGCGAACAGGTTGCCGACAGCGCCAGCCATGAGGTCGCCAAGTGGATAAACCGTCGTGCCCGAGGGCAGCGCAATGTCGTCGGCGGCAATGACTTTGGTGGTGCGAGCCGAACTATCGAAATAGAGCTGCGAAGGCGTTGCCGTGCGAGCGTCGTAGCCGGGTTTCGAGGCGCGGCAAAAGTCGCTGGTAATCTGTACCTGAACTTGCCCGGCGACAGGAGCCAACGGCGGATTGGCAATCGCCACGTTGTTGCCGGGAAGGTTCCAGACGACAACCTCCTTGCACGACTGGCCAAACAGCGAGGTATCGAAGAGCGAGGCCAACCCCTGCGACATGCTGAAATTCGTGGAGAACCCCGTGCTCGTGAAGTCGCTCATCCAACCAACTTCCATATAAGCCGGTGTGGTCCAATAGGCGGAGCGATTGTTGAAACCGATAAACGCTCGTGTCACGCGCGCGGCATAGTAGAGGGTGTTGGCCTGATCCTTCTGTTTCACCTCGTACAGCGGCACGCTGTATTCCAGACTGGTGAAGAACGACGACCGATAGAACAGCTGCCCGTTGTTGCCAACAAAGGAGCGATGGTATTTCGCGAAGTTGCCGATGTTGCTGCCGGCCGGCGTGAACACCTCTGTAGCCCCAAGATACGGCTGCACATCCCGACCCGATGGCCGCATCGTCTGGTATTTGCTGTTGTAAAGGAACTTGTAGCGCTGGCTGTCCGGCGTATTGACCGGATCATACGACGCGTCCTTCATGATCTTGACGCAGCCGGCGTCCTCATAATCGACGCCTACATGCCAGCTGATTGCCATTAGCCGCTCCTCACTGTAATCCCGGTGGAGTTCATTCGGACCTTGCCGCCTCCGAGGCTGATATCTGCTGCCGTGATCGACCCGATGTTGGCGACCTGAAGCTTGAGGGCGCCGCTTTCGAATACGAGAGGCAGAGCGTTCACGGCACCGTTGGTGACAATGAACTGATCGGCAAGAACGGCGAACCGGCTCTTGAGCACGCCGGCGTCGGTGTAGATTTCAAGGAAGAAACCGGAATCCTTGTATGCGTCACCGAGCGTCGCCCGAAGCTGCACGGAGAAGCGCGCCGTTACCCCTGCAGGTGCTGCCACCGCAGTGAAGCGGACTCGCCCCTGCGCAAATCGATCATCGATCTCGGCTTCTACGTCGGTGATCTGCTCGGCCATCGCCTGCAGCTCGTCGGCAACGACAACAACCTGCTCATCGAAGGCAGCCCGGTTATTGCCGACCTCGATCGCCAACCGCCGACGCGCCGTTTCGGAGGCAGCCGTCCCGACCTGAAAGCTCGTCAACAGTTGCTCGAGGAGTGGTCGGGTATCATCGAGACCAGCTTGAAGCTCGGAAAATCTGTCGAGCACGTCTTTCTGAAGGTTGGAAAGACTCACCTCAAGATCATTGTTGCCGCCATCAAGCGATTTGAACGTCAGCCAGTTCGTCCAGTTGGTGGCACGGTTGGCGTTGATCTTGTAGCGGAACTCATAGTCCGTCAGGCTGACGATGCCTTCTTGGATGAAGGCAATGGTCTCGTCTGCTCTCGCCTGCCGTGAGAACACGTTGGCAGGCTCCGTTTTGATCCGCCACTGGAATGTGATGCCGGTAACGGTTACGTCCTCGATCGGCGCCCACGAAATGCGGAACGCCGCATAGGATCGGCCATCGGCGCCGACAGCCAAGACAGGTATGACAGCATAGTCCTGCAGCTCGTTTAGATAGACCGGCTCCCCGTTCGGAATCGGTATCGTCGGCGGGATCACGCCGACGCTGTCATAGATGCCACCGTCACGCTCCTGCAGCGACAGCGAGACATTGCGAGGGCCATCACTTGTGAGGGCTTTGATAGCACGCGCCTGCACCATGTAGACGCGGTCGCCATAGCGTGCCGAGTTCCACCGGACCCAGTCGCCAGCCTTGATCGTCTGGAAGCGTGGCCGCAGGACGATGTCAGCCGTCGCCTCGTAACGGTTCTCGTTGAAGTAGATCGAGGCCAACTGGTTGGCTTGTCGCTTTGATCGAACCTGCGGGAAGTCGAGCGACACGTCACGCGTACGCCGATCGAGCGCCACGTAAGAGGCGTTCGTCTGCGTATCATAGCCAGCCGGCGACCACATGTTCGACGGCTCCGGATAGGTGCCGGAAACAGCATTGACGAGATCCGCCATTGATCGACGACGCTGGAAGCGGACCGCTTCGCCCCGCACTAGGTCTGCATCCGTGAAGGTCTCGACGATCGGCTGATCGGTCCCGATCAACGGCCAGGAGCCGTCGACGTCGTCGATGACGATTCCGCCGCAGGACGTCATGACGGCCTCGATGTTATCACCATGTGGCACGTCGCAATCGAACAGGACGGAGCAGCGATAGCGCCTTTCACCCCCGGCATCCTCGTCGCAGATATTCATGGCCGCGACATAGCGATCGAACGGCAGATCGGACGCTGCCATCCCCATGCCGCAAAACATATCGTCGTTGACGGAGAAACCGCGCCGGTAGTTGTACTCCTGCACGATCGGGTTTTCGGAGAACTCGTAGGTCGAGTAGTTGTCCCAGCGATGACCGCCGACGCCGCCGACGGTGGAATCCTTGCGTATGTCGTAGAGACGAGCACCGCGGAACTCGAAGAAGAAATCCGGAAACTGGCCTAGCTTCTCCTGGTCGTAGGTAAGCTCCGCCTTGATCCAGCAAATGCCGGTTCCGATGTGATCGGCAGTCCAGCGCCCGGTCGGATTGGAATTGGCAATCAAGGCAGCATCTGCCGCCGTCTGGATGCCAGTGTAGAATGTGAAGCGGATCAGTCCGGCATAGTCGCCGGCCGTCACGCTGTAGACCGTCTGGGTAGGATCAGAGGAGATGACGCCAAGCGACAGCAGCGAGCCGCCTGCCCAGATGCGCGACAGGCCGTCGCAGGGAAAATCGGACAGTACGTAGACCTGCTCAAGATACTTGTTCGAGCTGCCGTATGTATTCACGTAGCAGTCATGCCCGGCGATGCCGACAAGGCCGCACGCGACCTTGCGGCTGACGTTCTCGCCGTACTCGCGCTCGAACTCGACGCCACCGACCTGCTTCTGGTTTTTCTTCGCCTGGCGCTGCTGGATCTTGCCAACTATGAGATTGAGACCGATCCCGATGATGGCTTTGCCGATGATGCCGAGCGAGCCGAAAAAGCCACCGAGGGCAGCACCGATAGGGGCAAGAAAAGGCATCAGGTCACCTTGAATGCATAGGTCACGGCCGCAGCCGGAAGGAACTCGACGGCCTCGACGCCGCGCGTCATGAAACCGATGGATGTGAAGAGGCCGCCGGAGAGCACGCCATCGCGATCTATGACGCCGATATCGCCGCGCTGCGCCATCGCTGGCGGGATCTCCTCGAACTTGGCAGCGAAGGCATCGCGGACTGTCTCGAAGCCGTGTTGGCGTAGCCTCTTGGCAGCACCAGCCTCGGTCGTGTAGCCGAGCGCCTTTGGATACATCCGTTCGCCGGTCACCGCCTCGACACCGTCGTCGGGGATAAGGTAGCAGTCCGATACACCGTATTCTGACGGCAACGCCTGATGCTTCGCCACAATCAGGTTGAGGCGCTTCTCCCAGCCGGGAATTCTGGTCATGTGAATTACCTGCTAGGGGATATCGACTCTCGGTTGCGGGAATGATTATCTCGCGTCGCAACCAAAGGAACGAATAATGGAACGGACCATCATACCAGAAGGCGGAATGACGCCGACAAACCTCGCGGCTGCGCTAGCCGCCATGCAGCATTCCCTGCGGACGACCATTGAGGCTATTCCCCAAATCGACAGCAGCCAGCAAGATTGGCTAGATCAACTGGAGGCTAATCTAATCCGAGAAGCCAAGGGGACGGTTGCCGATGGGATCGCTATTGGCGAGGAGGCGGCCGCTATCAGGTTCGGCATCGAGGTCTTGCAAGCCACGCTTGATGCTTGCCGTACAACTCTCGGCCTCGCCAGTGATCAAACTTAATACGTCGGGTGAGATGGATACCAGCGATTTACCTTGGCGAAATGTCATAGTTTTCTTCATTTTCGTATCCTCATAATCCTCTGAAACCTATCGCACGAGCTGCACCAGCAGCAGCGCTCTTGGCAGCGTTCAGGGTGGAGCCTGTCGCCTTGCCCCAGGCGATATCGACACGGCCGGCTGTCGCGGCATGCTCGAAAAATCGGTCGCCCGCATCCCGGCGCTGCTGATCCGCCACGGTGCGCTTGCGACCGTTCTGCCTGCTGTAGTCTAGCTGTCGGCCTTCGCAGCGTGCCGTGAGATAATACCCACGGGTGTCATCGATATTGTGCTCGACCACATCGAGGTAGCCGCGAGCGACTGACTCGACTTGGATCAGCGCTCCCGTGTCGGGATGGAAGTGAGCGTCATAAACGACCACCGGCCGATCGCGATAATCCTCGCTCTCGATTTCAGTGAGGATCTCAGGAGTGAGGCCGAACTCCTTGCTCTCGGCGAGAGTGAGCGTGAAGCCGCCATCCGCAGCCGTGCCTGTGCCGCCTCCGATATCCGAGACCTCAATGAGGCCGAATGGCTGATAGGTGACGCCGGCCCAGATCAATGGCTCTCGACGAGCAATGAACCCATAAATGCCAGAGCCGAGCTGCACACGGACCATCTGGCGAGTCGAGATGCGGCCAGCGTCGTATAGCGCTTTGACTTCTGTCGAGAGCGTCACTGGCTTTCCCTAAGCTGAAACGAGACTGAGTAGAAGCGACCGGAGCGCGGCGCCTGAAAGCTTCCCGGTACCGGTCGCATAACGAGACCCGGCTTGGCGAAGCGCACGACAGCGCCGGACTGCGCAACCGCATCGAACGGAGGAGGCTCGACGGCAACTGTCCGGGAAACTCCGGAGCCAGTCACTTCCGTGACACGACCGACGAAGTATTTGCTAGACCGTTCCAGTCCGATCCGGTCTCCGACAGCGAGATCGAGGCTGGCGTCCACACCATTGATTGAGAGGACGTTGCCGTCAGTGACGCTCACAAGGTTCCCGGCGTCATCGGCCGGAACCTGGTCCTCTCCGTGCGCCGCCGGATAGCAAACGAAAGGGTGCCGAAATAGCACAGAGCGCAAGCCTTCGCGTAGCGATAGCCACCACGCTTCCACGACAGCGTATTGGCTGTAGACCAGTGGTCGCGTCGTAAGGTTCGCCACCCACGCAGGATCTTCTACCTGTGTGTAGTTGATGAGGCGCGAGCCTGAAGCAGAGGCTTTGACAGGACTATCGAGGATGAAATCAGCTGTGACGAAGTCGACGTCTGGCAACTCCCGAGGAAAGGTGATTGCCATTAGATCATCCGCCTCTTCTGCGCATCTTTCACGGTACTGACTACGGTCCCCGGAATCTCAGAGCGCAGTTTTGCAAGCTGACGCTCCACACGAGCGAGGCCGTCAGCGTCTGCTCCTCTGGCATCAATCGCGATGGAGACAGGAGCGCTTACGCTACTCCCGGTCGACACCCCTTTCGGGGTGATCTTCTCACCACGCTCAAGAATTGCAGGAACCTCGTTAGGCCGCAGCCCGGCAATCCCGCCGTTGTGGTAGCGCTTTGCGCCCTTGAAAACGGATGGCGATACTGCACGGCCGTGACCGTATCCATCTTGGCCAGCGACGCCGCCGTCGTGAAGAATGCCTGGAATAATCGCACCTCCAAAGATTCCACCCTTGCCTGCAGCTCCGCCGATAGCACCTCCGCTGAAAATGGCATCGAAAGCCGAACTGGTCAGCCGATCAGCGATGCGACCGAGCGCGTTCGTGAAGATATCAGCGGCGCTCTTGCCATCCCGAAGATCATAGACAATGCCTTCCAGCACATCGCGGCTAATATCCTGAAGCTCGCGCATAGCTTCCTTATTAGCCTCGATCGCATCGCGCTCGGCAAAGGAGGCCTCGACGAGCTCAGAGATCTTGGCCTTCTGTTCGTCTGTAGCTGCTGCGCCAGCGCGACGTAGAGCATTCGCCTCGGCACGCTCCGCCGACGTCTTACCGATCAGGCTTTGCTCGAATTCGAGTTGCTCGATCAGTTCGACAACCGCTTCCTTTTCCCGCTTCGCTTTCTCCGCCGCCTCGTCACGGGTCTTTCTACCCGATGAACGATTAGAACCTGGTAGGCCCTCAAGCTCGATCAGCGGTCGGCTTTCTGGCCTTGGCCCATCTTCAGGAAGGCTGAAACTCTCGCCCTGAATAGGACCGTCAGCGCTTCGATCAACGCCTGCATATGCGCCCTGCGACGGGAAGAGCGCGGTCGTCGCAGCTCCCGTTTGGGCGTTCACCTTTTGGACGCTGTCCGCCGCCTGAAGTGCTGCCGCAGATAGTTTGTTGAACATTTCACGGAAGGAATCGACTGCGGGAATGCCGCTGCTGTTGATAGCCGCAGAAAGAGCATCCTGAACACGTTGGACGTCCTCTACCGTGAGCGACCCATCCTTCGCGGCTTTTGTAAACTCGTTGAATGCGTCCTGCAGGCCAAGGATTACATCAGCCTCCTCCCCAGCGCTTTGCAACTGACCGACTAGGTCGGCAACCGCGACGCCAGCGTTCGCTATCGATGCGCGCGTGCCCTCCAACGTATTCTCGTTCAGGATTTGCGCGCCAGCCTGCAACTCGCCGATCTTCTGCGCGCGCTCCAGCTCGCTGGCATACTCGCGAAGCGCGGGGACGGCATCGCCCCATTCCTTAGCGACCTGTTGGATCAGCTGAGCTTGCTTCTGAAGCGTCTCTTCTGACTTCCCTCCGTCCGAAAGCAGGGATGTAAAGTATTGGACGGCCTCACCTCCAAGCGCAATAATGGCAATCGTTGCCAAAGACACCGGGTTCAGCAGCGAAGTGAACGCGCCCGCCACCCCTGCAACGGCGCCGCGCAGACCTGTACCGGCCCCCAACGCTTGCGTGATCTGCGATCCTTGCTGAAGGGCGATGAGGAACGGTGACTGACCACCCGATAGCTGAACGCCGATGTCGTTCAACTGCGCGGCGAGGTTCCCCGTCTGTACCGTGGAGGAGCGCATTGCATTCTGGTATCGCTTCGCGCCCTGCTCAGCCGTTGTGAACGCGCGATTGCTATTGGCCGCGACCTTGCCGAAGGCGTCTCCGGAGGCTTTATCGATACCCTTGAAGGCATCCTCGATGGCTTTGGTATTGGCCTGCGTCTGCCCAACCAGAGATTTCAGCTGTCGCTGGATTTGACGGGTATCGGCACTTATGCTCAAAACCAACTGTTCGTTGTCAGTAGCCAAGAGGGGCGTCCTTTGAGTGCATGGTTAAAAGGGCTAATTGCGGGCACATGTTTCGTCGTCATGGCAGCGGCAGGCGTGGTCACCTATTTCCAATTTTTCCCGCACCAAGCGGCGGAAGTAACCGCCACACCTAAGCAAATCGCACGTTGTGAAAAGCAGGTCGCAGACGCCATGCTCTATCCTTTGGACCAGGACCCACCTGAAGGTGTCGGGCGAGGCTTCGCAATCGGACTAATAGGCTGTGAAGATTACGGCCTTTTCCCACCTTCATCGAAGGCGTTCCTATCGCGGTCTAAGCTAGCACCGTACCTCGAAGCCTACCGTGAGAACCGAGATGTTTGGCGAAAGCAGTAGGATGTTTAGCTAGACAGCCACTCCCAAAGATCGTCCTTTTCAACTTCCGTAAGTTTCTTGTCGACTTCCGGATCGGTCGCCTCAATGTGGCCGTCCAGAGCGGCCAAATATTCGAAGATAGACAGGCCCATCACCTCATGCGGCGACAGGCCCATGGCTATTCCGTTTCCGATGACGGCGGCAAACCGTATCTTTCCGTTCGGGAGCGGCTCTTCCGCTTTGCCGGGTTTGCCGCCTCCGATTTTTTTCCGACTTCTTCCTCCGTGCTGCCGATGACGCCAGCCCCGAGAACCTTCTGCGCAACGACGAGGTTCTCCAGCGGCGGCCTTCCCTCGACTTCGCTCTCAACAAGCTCGAGCGCGTCCATCTGGGACAGACCACCCCCAATAAGCCCCCACTTGATGACTTCCGCGATGTCCTGCAGGTGCCAGCGTCCAGAAACGAGGCGATCGAGGACAACGTAGGGGCCCGCATCACAGGCCTCCTGGATCTTCATCAATTCCCGCCACGTCAGCTTGAAGAAGGTGCGCCGGCCATTGAACGGTACCTCGCTCGAACCGTCCCTGCTCATTACGGGGTGACCGGCGTAACAGTGCGAACCATTTCGCCATCGCTCTGCATCGAGACGTTCAGCGTAGCGCGGCCCGCGTTGGCTGCACCGGCTTCAACGCTTTCCAAATGCATGGCGCCGGTCCAAGTGATCGTCTTAGCCGGGAACTCCCATTCGACTTTGACCGGTATTGCATCGATGCTGTCGAAGGCATCGAGCCATGTCTCAACGCTCTCGGCTGCGAGCACGCCCTCACCCGAGATTGTCATTGAGAGCGATGTGGCGTCACGGCCAAGCCAGTCGACTTTGTCAGGATCGTTGCAATCTGGGACGTTGACCTCGTTCAGACCCTTATTGAGCGTGATCGACCGCTGCGTGAAACCGCAGGGCGCCGCGTAGACGATCGGGGTTGCGTCATTACCGATGAGGACGCGGAACTTCCCGCCCTTGATGGTCGTAGCCTTGGCCATTTGAAGTCTCCTGATGGCGGTTTAAGGTTGTTCCGCAAATGCCTCGAAGGTCATTACGGCATGCGAAGTCAGTCCGTCCGGATCTCGCAGGAACCGGGTTTGGCGATGACGGAAGTAAACGAGGACGTTCTGAGGTAGGACTAACTCTGGCGACTTCAGCGCTCTCCGTATTTCGTCGCTGATCTGCTTGGCCTGCGGAAACCCTGTGGCTCGCGACCAAACGTCGACATCGAGCGAGATCTCGAACCCGTCGACGCAATCGACGTCATCGGATGTCTCGTCGCCCTCTCCGACAGTAACGTAAGGCCAAGCAGCACCGGTTTTACTGATCCGCTCGCTCTCTGGCGGGACAGCATCATAGACCCGTGCCCCGACAAGATCAGCCAAGGCAGCCGCCGTCCTCAGGCGCGCCACGATGGCGCCCTGCAATTCGAGAGATGGAGAGGTCATGCTAACCTTTGACCCTTTTCACGGCCTTACGAACCGCGGCCGCCATCTTGCGGCGGATCTTCGGACGCTCTTGCCGGTAGGTTGGGAATATGTGCGGCCGCTTCGCCATATTGACGGTACCGAACTCAAGGAAGCGCCAGATATAGTCTGCGAAGACACCGGTCGCATTCGGATCTTTGGTCTCATTATTGAGGCCATTTCCGACAGCACGCTCCCCAGGCCGATTTGAGAGCTTATCCGCCTGGATGCTCTGTCTGTATGAGCCTGTTTCGCTGGGAGCGCGAGGCTTGATCTTGGCCGCAAGAGCTTGAGCGCCTTCCATCTGCGCTGCTGCTAGCTCTTTCTCAGCCTCAGGGACGATGCCGTTGAGCAGGCTCATCGTCTTTTCACGGCTGAGGAATTTTGCCTTCGTCTTCATCGGGGTTCCCAATCTGCTGCGTAACTGTTGATCGCCTTGGGAGCATCTCTTCCGCTTTGCCTGCGGCGATCGCTTGATCAGCGCAGGCGCGTTTCACAGTAACCTCCATTCCAGCAATGTAAGCGACTGTGACTCGCTTCGTCGGCTTGAAGTCGAAGTCTGAACTAAATCTGACGCGTGCCATTGAAGCCTCACTGTGTGCAGGAGCTGGTCATCACGCCGCCACGCCGCTTTCGACCATGATGTCGAGAAACTGCCGATCCTCGGTTGGTGCGATCGAGCGAACAGCGTAGATCGGCCCATCCCAGTACCGATTCTTGTCGGCGCCCTGCCATGAGCCGTTGCGGCTATCCCTCATGCGCCAATCCGGAGCTATTTTCAGCGTATCGCTGTCACGGCGCACGCGAACAACTATTGGCTGCCGCCCCTCCAACCTAGAGGCAACGACCGTTTCTCCGCCTCGCAGGTATGTAAATCCAGCCCGGCGCTGGAATTGTTCGACAAAGGCGTCTTGCTCATTGCCATAACCGTCGTCCTGACTGGCGCGCTCATCGAACACGACCTTCTCGTTCAGGCGACCTGCATCACGCTTGTCCATGGCGTCAAACCCTAAGCCAGCGATATGGGTCAATCAGCAGCTGGCTCGATTTGGGCAGCCCGTCCAGTCCAGCACGGTCCTCGTAAAGCGTTGCCACATACATCATGGCAGCGACTTTAAAGACCGCCTCTTTACCCAAAGGGACCAGTGAAATGTTGCAGTACTGAAGAACGGAAGCCTCTGCGGCATCCATATATGTCTGGATGGTCTGGTCGTCGTCGCCAGTGTCAACGCGCAAGTGCTCCTTGACTTCCTCTAGCGTGTAGAGCGGACCAAGTTGGGTGATGACGACGTTAGCCATAATTATGCCCCTACTTGTCGACGGCCTTGTTTACGACGGCTGGCGCCCTCTTGTCTTTTGCTGTCGGCGCCTTCTTGGCCTCATCGGCGCCGGCCTTTCGGACGGCCCCATACGCCTCCAGGCGCCTGAAATCTTCCGGACTGAATTCCCGCGTTGATCCTGCAGGATCTCCGTCGAGCGGCTTAATGAGAATTGCCTTGATCATGCTTGCCTCCTTCGGTTCATGAAACCGGCGCAGAATGTCAGCGCCGGTCGATATGAGCCGAAAAGAACTAAGCTACGCGGCCGAGATCGCCGTAAACGATCGCCTGAGGGCGGTAGATCGCCATGGCGAGCCGTTCTTCGGCGCGGATCGTGACCTTGTTCTTGATGAAGTTGTCCTGGTCTTCGGTCGAGACGTCGATGGTGGCGTCCTGACGGTCGAAGATCTGCGCCGCGAGGTTGAACGCACCGACAAGAGCCTTGTCGACGCCCATGGCTTGCGTTTCGACGACAGGAAGCCCCCAGAGGGTCTTCTGGATCGTGCCCTGCGGGTTGCCGATGATGTACCTGCCGGTATCGTCCTTCTCCATTTCGATCGCAGCCATATCGATCGGGTTCATGACGATGCCATTCGGCGGATACTCGGCAAGAGCCGCCTGGAGGATCATCAGGCGAACAGTGTCGAGCTGCGTCGTCGCGGCCAGCCCGCCTGGAGCGGCATAGGCAGTTGCTGCCGTGACCAGGCCGAGCAGGTTCTGGCCGGTTCCGGAGCCGTTGAGGAGCTGGTTTTCCTCGACGTAAGAGAGTCCATAACGAAGGCGCTGGTCGATAATCGAGCGAAGACCGGGAGCGTCGGCCAAGATTTGGACGGAAGTGCGCATCCAGTGCGCAATCGTGCGAACCGTAGCAACCTTGTCTTCGAACTGAAGTTCCGACTGGGGTTTCGCGGCACCCTCAGCTACCGGAGCGGCGTTGTTGGTGAACAGCTTCTCCTGTTCATACTCGATTGTATTGCTGGAGGTCTGGCCAGGCATCAGAAGCGCACGCACGGTCATGCGACGCTGCGGAAGTTCGACCTGAACGCCGCGACGATCGACCGGAACCAGGGCGCCGGCGGAGCCGGGAGCGTCTGTCGTGAGCGAGGTGATGTCCTTGACCTCGACGAGCACGCGACCACGAGGGCGTGTCTGTCCTGCGAAGGCCTTGAAATCATCGTTCTCGACGAAACGTTCACCGGCCGTGCGATGATCGTTGTCGTCGCCGCCACGGTGCGCCATCTTCTGATCAAGCTCGTCGAGGCGAGCTTTCGCATCATTCATGCCCTTGATGGCCTGGTCGGCGAGTTCCTTGGCGGTGGTGGCCAGCGGCGTGCCCTTTTCGGCTTCCGCGAGTGCCTTTTCGGCGATCTCCTTGACCTTGTCGTGCTTCGTGTCGAAGTCACGCTTGAACTCAGCCGCCAGCTCGGCTGCAGTCTTCGATCCGCCGCCATTCGGGCGATCCGGAGCATCGAAAACGATGCGCGGGCCGAAAGGCAGAGCGGCCATGGAAGCAATAGCGAATGCGATGGAGCCGCCACATACGACGGCCAACTTATGTCCCTGCATGGGAACCTCCAGTTTCGGTTGAAATCGAGCTTTCAGCTCATCAGTGCGCGCAAGAATGCGACGCCATCATCAGCCGCGGCGGCAAGTTCCCCTTGCCCTTTCAGATGGAGACGCGCGGCGCGCTCCGCCTGCGAGTTGGAGAAGCCCAGCCCCTTGAGCCAGGTCTCAAACTCTCTTTCTGAAAGCCGGTCCCCGGCTTTAAGCTTTTCCGTGAGGTCGTGAGCGGCCTTAGCCGCCTTCACACTCTGAACTACAGCGTTTTCGTTGGCGCCAACGGACACGATGCTGACTTCGACGAGGTCGAGCTTCTGGAGCGTCCAGACGTACGTTTCGGTATCGACGCTATACTCTTTGATCCTGTACCCGATCGACAATCCGTCGATATCCTTGGCCTTCAGAAGAGCATGCGCCTCTCTGCCGCGCTGAACGTCCATGTTCAGCTTCCCACGCATCAGCAGGCCTCGAGAATCCTCCGTTGCTTCGAGCCACTTTCCGATCGGCTCGTCGGAATTGTGCTGCCAAAACAGCTTTGGCATCGTGCCCTTGGCCTTATGAAGCGCGAGGCTTTCCGAATATGCGCCATCTGCGATGATATCGCCGTAAGCGTCGGGCTCGCCGCCGAAGGTCGAGCCATAGCCTTCGAATTCGCCGGTGTCCTTGAGCGATTTGATCTCAAGAACTGGAGCTGTTTTCCTGTCCATTTCCGTCTCCGTTGATGGCGTTTGCGAGTGGGATGTCCTGCATCTGCACAGTCACGACGTCCCCGCCCTCGATCGGCGGGAGATTTTCGAGCGCTCGGCACTCGTTGCGGGTGGCAATGCCCATTCGGATTGCCTTTTCGTAAGCTTCGTAGCGGCTGGCTGTGTCGCCCCGCAGAAGCCCCTCGAAATTGAACTCGATCACGATCCCCTGCGATCTCTGCTCGGACAGAGAAACTAGCTGCTTCAACACCGATTGCTCGATGCGTTTCAATCGCTTGCGAAGGGTGAATTTCTGGAAGCCGAGGACATCCGCCTCTTTTCCGGTGCCCCAGTTCGAAGCCTTGTCGCCAAAACCGACCATTGCGGGCGGAACGCCGAAGATCCGGCAGATCTGCTCACCGCTGAACTTGCGGCTTTCAAGCATCTGAGCGTCTTGCGGGTCGATCGAGATCTGCTCCCACGTAAGCCCATTGTCGAGCAGCATGGGCCTCCCGTTCCGGATCGAACCCATATACCGCTCCTGCAAGAGCCGCTCCAGCTCCTGCCGTTGCTCTTTCGACAGCTGCGTCTCTGGCCTCGTAGACAGAACGCCGCTTGGATTGACACCATTAGCAAAAACCGATCCTGCAGCTTCCTCTGAGGCCATCGCGTCGCCGAAGACATTTCTGCAGATCGAAAGTGTCGATGAGCCAGAAATGCCGTCACCCAAAGGCCCGCGAATATGGAGAACATCTGCGGCTCGCTTCACATAGGAGCGTCCGTTGTCCGCCCAGGAGTATTCCAGGTCGTTGTTTGCCTTGCGGCGAACCGTCATCCTGTCCGGTCGGATTGGATAGAGCGACGTTATGATGCCGCCGGACCGCCTCTCGATCAAAGCGTAGGCATTACCGTGCAACTCTACACTCGCCGCCATTACCTCCCAGAAATCGACAGCGGTCTGATCGAAATTCGGGCTGTCGTGCAGCACGAAATACAACGGATGATCCTTGGCGACGGTGCGAATACCGTTTTCTGTCCGATAGATCATCAGCGGCAAGGAAGCGATGGTTCCGGCGATCAGCTGCACGCACGCCCATGTGGCAGAGAGGCCAACCGCCGAATTAGCCTGATTGAGCCGGCCATCCCGCCAATCCGCAAGCGTGACCTGGTTGGTCACAAAGTTATCGCCATTCTCCGTCGAGGCGGCGCCGCCTCGCCATGCCTCGATATCTTTAACACCATCGCGGCCAAGAAGGCGGGTAAACCAGTTCATGCGTAGCTCGCTATCCACGCCTCGGCATCGAAAGCCGCAGCAGCTTCAGGGTTTTGGAACATCAGCATCGCGGCGTTGAAAAGCGCCATGAGGAGATCGATTTTCGCGGCACCAGAGACTTCCTTGGTGACCACGTAATTGCTGCCGCGCAGTGTCTGTTTGGCGTTTCCGACAGACCAGGCCATCATGGGCTGGTCGCCGTGTAGGAAGCGCCCATCCTCAAGCTTCAGAGGCACCGACGACACCGCCGTCTGCAGCTTCCAACCCTGGGCGACAGCCTGAATGAGCGGTTGCTTGAGGTTGACGGCTTCGAGCGCATCGAGAAGCAACGCCACACCCGCCGCATCAAGGCCAATGCCGCCCTGTTCAGGAAGTAGGCCGCTTTTGAAAACACGGAGGCAGATCTCTGCAGCCGCCTCGGCTTGCTCCTCGCCAGATCCCGCAATCTCAAGGTCACCCGCCTCCTCAAACCCTCTAAGGCGAGGAGCAATGCTCTTCCGCTGCTCGAAAACGGTCTTGCGGGCCCAAGCCTTGCCCCATCCTAGCCAACGCTTGGTGTGCTTTTCCCTGCCGATGACGTAGAGGCCAGCCAGGTCATCTGCTCCGCCCCAGTCGATACCGATGGTACAGACCTCGGAGCGCTTCAACAGCGCATCTAGCCCTGTCAGTTTTGCGTCAATGCAACTCTGCCAATGCAGGGCGCCGGACCATCCATCGCCGCCGAGGCCGACACCGATCTCGATATTGAGATGCTGACTGGCCCATATCTGCTCAGCCTCTTTCGAGACCTTGCCATTGTTCTCGTAGTCGTCGATCAGCGCTTGCGGGTCGATCGAGCGCCCCATATTCGGAAGGATCAGCTCCCAGTTTTTCGGGTTACGCCAGAATTCCTGATCGAGCTGCTTTTCGACCGGATACTCGTAGAGGACGGGCAGCATAATTGGCGATCGACCGCCCTTTCCGTCGCGGATCTTGCGAGCTTTATCCAACTCGGTTCGCCAGATACCTGCAGGCGGCTCGTCCGACTGCGTGGTGATCATCAGCAGTCGGCCGCGCTGCTTCGTAATGCCGCCGCCTCGGATCTGCTGCATCACCGCTGCGGCCTTTGCCTTCTTCCCCAGCTCATGCACTTCATCGATGATCGTCATGATCGGGATTTCCCCAGTCACAATCGATGTGTCGAAGGTCTTAACGTCGAGCGAGGTACCCGTTTTGTAACGGGTGATCGTCTTCGTGTGATCCTGAACCTTGAAGATCGTCTCAAGCTTCGGATCGAGGCGGATCATCCCTTGCGCTTGGTCGAAACAGCGCTCCGAAATGTTCTGGCTCGGCCCGACCAACAACATCTGCCGGTTAGGCGCCTCGATGATGTACAGGGCCGTCAGAGCAAGGCCAGCAACATAGGTGGTCTTCGAATTCTTCTTCGGGACCATGCAAAGCAGCTCCCATACCGTTGGAAGCAAGGTCTCCGGATCTTCGCTCGCAAGAAACACAGCCAGCATGTCACGAAACCAATCACCACATGCGTCCACCAGGGGAGGATTACCAGGGACGTCCGGCAAGCGGAGACGATTGAAAAACGCGATTGCCTTTGCGGCCTTGATCTTGTCATACGGCACGTCAGCCATTGGCGTCTGGCCGGCAAGAAGCTTTTCCCACCAGTCTGGGCAGGCAAAGCGAGGCAAATCCTCCTCAGTGTCGAGCATTCTGTGACGCTTCCTGCTCCAGTTCCGCCATCAGGTCCGCGTCAGCATCCCGTGCGCGGATCTCGTCGAGCTGCTTTTTGCCGAGCCGCTCGGATGTCGCCGGCTTTTCATCCTTCTTGGGCGCGGAACTAAGTTCCCGCTCAACTTCCATTCGATCGTTGCGTTCTAAGAGCCGACCAAATTCCTTGAACGCTCCGACGTTTCCGCCCTCAGCAAGCTCCCATGCCAACTCCAACCGCCGAGCGTCCAACTGGTCGCGAGCTGCATCACGCGCTTTCAGCTCGTGAAAATAATTCTTTCGCAAAGTGGGCAACGAGATAGCCAGAGCGTTGGCGATCCGGGGGTTTGCCCAACCGAGTGCCACTAACATCTTGACTCTGTTACGCGTTTTGGCAGTCACCTCGTGAGAGGGTCGCCCGACCCCTCTTCGGGTGTCGACAACCGGGTTGCCGAAGAGGTCGATTTCCTGATGCACGAGAAAAAAATCTCCAAATGAGAGGGGCGCGGGTCCGGGCCGAGGGGCCCTCCAGACTTTCGACCCACCCCCCGAGGGGTCAGGCGTCGATCGGTGGGTCACCCACTTCGACCATGACCGGTTGCTACCAACCGGGCGTAGCCCGCTCCTGCTTCTGCTTCTCACTGTCGTGGTAGGCCTTGCTCACTGTCTGCAGGTTGTTCACATCCCAGAACAGCCGCTCGTCGCCGCGATGCGGGATCTTGTGGTCAACCACTGGACTGTTATCGGCTGGATACTTGCCGATGCAGAGAACACCCGTTTGCTTGCAGGTGTAGAGGTCACGCCTAAGCACTTCCTCTCGCAGCTTCCGCCATCGGTTACTCTTGTACCAGGCGCGCCATGGTTGGCTTTGGTCACGCTCACGACTGCGCTGTACTTCCGCTTCCTGTCGTGTCGATGGCGATATCGGAGATAGGCGGGAGCCGAGGGGCTTAAGCCGAGGCTTGAGGGATGTGAGCTTGCCCATACCCTTTAAACAGAAAAGGCGACCGCCAAGGGTCGCCTCAATCGCAGATCGCTGCATCTCACAGCTGTAGCACTGGCCTTGAATCGGTCGCCTCATCGTCGAGGCAGTCAAGGCGGGGTCTGACCGGTAAGCAACCCTGAAGCCTTCGCTTCATTCGCCGATGATCGAGCCATCGACTGATTTGGGCCCACGCTGGGATCTCAGATCGTCCGAGGCAATTTGTAGTCAGATTTTTTCGATCTGCGCAAGATCCAGTTCGACCGGCGTCTTCCGCCCGAAAATGTCGACCTCGACCCTCGCAACGCACCCCTCGAAGTCGACCGAGACCACGACTGCCTGGAAGGAAGCGAACGGTCCATCACAGACACGGACGATCTCCTCGGGCAGGAAATCGACCTTCGGCTTCACCTTGTGATCGTATTTCCCCTGCGCGGCCATGGCTTTGAATCGAGCGATGGATTCTGCATCGGCGCGCCATGGCGTTTCAGCTCCACCGACCACCTCGATCACATCCTTGACCGATAGCAACCCTGCCATCGCAGCGGCCGACGAAACGCAATGGACGAGCACATACCCGACGATAACAGGCTTTTCTGGGACGATACGAACCCGGCCACGCTTGACGGTTTTGTAGGCATTTGTGGTCACAACGAGGCTTTCAACATCCGCATCGGCCAGCAGTTTTTCCACAGCGAACTCGCGTCCGGTCATCACGCGGAGGCAATACCAATGCGGTTTCACGTTCTCGGAAACGCTGATTCGTTCGGCATTCGCCTTAGATGCCATCGAGAGCATCGTCGCATTGATTCGGCGCAAACTGGCAGCACCCTCAAGTGCTGGCATCAGGCGGTTGATGTCGACCTTCTCGGCCATGATGATTTTACGCTGCATGATCATTGTCCCGCTCCTGATCCATGATTTCGCGAGCTGCCCGCTCGAACTCGTTAAGACCGTCCGGTCCGCCTTTTGGAAAAAACACCACTCGCTGATGGTGAGGCGCCGGCCCGAAAGGCCAACCCCGCTCGTCGTGATAGACGCGCCAGCGGTCCCACATGGCCGAGCCTACAGGGACTGCTTCGCAAAGCTCCTTCAAGTGCTCAAACACCGGCCAAACGGTAACGTGTGCCCGATCCTTCGCAGCATCGTGCAGCCGATTGGCCTCGGGATATCCTTCCGAGGTCGTGCGTCGCACACGCTCCTGCGCCTCAAAGTTCAGTGGGAAAACGATCTCACCATCCCGCTCTGACAGACCGAGCTTCTGCAGGTAGCTGACCGCCGCACTGGCGCCGCGGCGAGCGTGAACCTCATACGTCGCCCGCACCCGCTCCCTGAGATCGTCCGGCAGCTCGAAGTTCACAGGCCCGGATACGAGCGACCAGGCGCGTGCGGCTCCGAACGCGGGACCGAACACCGGCACCACGATCTTGCCGCCGGAGATCGCAGGCGCGCCGCCGGCTACCGGACGAACCACTGCCTTGTCGGCCTCGTCGAGCATGGTCCAGACCTTGTCGCGAAAGTAATTCGCAACCGGCATCGGCTGCGAGATCCGGTCACGCTTACACTTGGCGAGGAAGGCATCGCGCCATTCGCAGGCCGCATCCCTCTCCTCGATCGAGAGCTGCGCAAACTGTTTGGCGATATGTCCGATCGTCGACTTTGCCCATTTCGGCCACTCGCCTTCCCGGTAGCCTTGGCCGGTGCAGAACTTCTGCACCCGCTTCACCAGGTCGGCATTCACGACGCCAGCGATGTTCGAACTATCAGACCCGGAAAAATCGCGCTCGCGCGCCTCTCTCTCTCTTACCGGTTCTATTACTGGTTCCCTTACAGGTTCTATTGAGGACTCAGGAGTCCGGTTCAAAGTGTCAAATTTGTCCGGTTGAAGCTGCACTTCCTGTCCGGTTGACCCGTCGTGTGAACCGGACAAATTGTCCGCCTCATTTTCGGCGTTCTCCACAGGCGAAAAGGCCTGGAAACCCTGCTCAAAGCCAAGGCTGTAACGGTTCGCCTTGCGGTTTTTTCCTTCCCGCTGCTCGATCCAGTTAACCAGTCCCTTCTCGCGCAGCCCGCCCAGGCAGCGCCTCACCGAACGCTCATCAATCTCGCAAGCATCAGCGAGATAGTCCTGCTTCGGATAGCAGCCGAAAATGGGGTTATGGCAGTCGGCCAGGTGCCAGAGCACCCTCGCCTCGGCGCAGCTGATGCCGCGCACCTTGACGGCCCACATGGTCGCTTCGTGGCTCATGCTGCTGCCACCTCCTGCAAGGCGTATCCGCCCCACTGAGCCGCTGCTGCAGCCGCAATGCCAGGATAGGTCTCAGAACGAAGCTTCCAGCGATCAGCAGATGGCGGCGCACGGTGCACCCGCGCCCACCGATTGCGCTCAGCGGTACCGGCCGGCGGCGGCGTCAGCTTGTTCGTTGGAACGAGTTTCGGGAGGCCTTTGAGATAGAAGCTCGTCGCCTTCAATGCCTCGTCGCCGAACCACCATGGCTGCACGGTCTGCGCCGGCGGCTGGTAGTTGCGAATGCGCTCCTTTGCGTGCCGGTGCATCACCGGGTTCTCGATGGCGATACGCTCGATCGGCGCATTCCAGCAATCGGAGAACAACGCCGCGCCCTCATCGAGGTCGGCCCACATTTCTTCGAGCGTCAGCCCAACAGGCGGCCGCGTAAGCCAGCGAACACCCGAATTGCAGAGCCGCGTGCAAGGCGGGTGCATCACTGCCAGAAGGTCCCAGCCATCGCCGAGCAGATCACGAACGTCGCCAATGATATGGCGGTTGCTACCGTCAACAGATGGCAACAGGTCGCACGACCAAACGTCATGCCCGAGGTCGGCAAAGGCGCGCCGCATGCGCCCCGATGTTTCACAGCCGATCAACACCCTTAAGGAATTCACAGTCATTAAGCCCCCGTGGCGCCCGCCCGCGCCGCTATGTTCAGATCGATTTGGGTTATGTTCAGCGCGAGAATGCGCGTCTGTGGCAGCGCCCCGTCCGGCTGCCGCACAGAGTTCACGGCTGCGAGCCGTGCATCGAGGTAGGCCACGCCAGCGTCGAAGCCCGCCGTCTTGAGCACCTTGCGAATGTCCATGTGGTCTCGGAACACCACGCCATCGGGCACGCGCGTCAGCCAGTCCGCCCGCTCGGCATGCGTCGCCAAGTCCGCGAGAATGTCGACAAGGGGAAGCATAGCGCTCACGTCGCCTCGCTTTCCGCCGGCAGGTAGCCCTTCCAGTCGACACGGATCAGCTTGGAACCACTACTGCCATAGGTGCCGTCTTCCTGCCGCTCCCACACGAACCACGCGGTATTCATGCGGCTGGACGATTCTGGCCCATCCCAACCGTCGCGGTGCATCATCGGCAGGCGACGGGTAAAGACGTAGATCCGCGCCGGCGAATTCTCATCCATTGCAAAATTGCGCTTCTCGTCGTCGAAGCCGCAAACAAAATTGAGGTTGAGCAGCAGCGCCATCTTGCGCGGCTTGTGGACACGCAACGCATGCGCCACGTAGGAATTCAGCACCGGTCCGTAAGGCGGGTTAGTGACGATGTCGAAGCTGCTTGCGCCTTCCGGGTCGCCTTCCGTTGTCAGGAAATCGACCTCTCGCTGCACTTCGCCAAAGCTGTCCGCCGTTCCGTAGTCGACAAGATCGGAAAGCACGACACCATAGCTTGCCGCCTCAAGCATGCGCGCGATCGCGCCTTTGCCGCAGGACGGCTCCCACACGGTTGCCGTGAAGGTCTCAAGTGCGAGAAGCGTATGCATCGCCTCAGGCGGCGTTTCATAAAGATTGTTTCCGCGCTCTTCCTTCGTCGCCGTCGAGGTTCCGACCGCCACTCTGAGGTTGGCTCGCGACGGTTCAAGACCGGCAATTATGCGCGCCTGAATCGCCCGCTCGACTAGGCCCGGCGCCTTCCGCTCGGCGTCCGCCAGCTTGCGCGCCTCGTGAATTTCCTTCCGGGTAAGCCCAGTTTCAGACTGCTTGAAAATGTTCTCGTCGGAAACATTTTTCGGGCGGCCCTTGCCCGCGGCCCTGCCCTCTTCCTGCGCAACATCGTATTCGTTGGCGATCAGGATCTTTGCGCGGGTTTCGATCAGCAGCGCGTCGCCTTGCAACTGCCGAGCCTTGGTGATCAGCCGATCGGCGGCGCCGAAGCGCTCGGCCAACCTCCCCGCCAACTTAGCCTGCTCATATGCGCCGGCAGCAAGCATACGAGCGCGGATCACGTCGCCATCGTCGAGGAGTGCCCGCGCGCGCTCGACCACCTGGGCAAGTCCCGAAGCATCGCGGCTCTCGACAACCACCAACTCGGTTGCCGGAGATTCCTCACTCGGATCGCCGAGCTCGTCGAGAAGCGCAACGTATTCCCGCGCCTTCTCGGTGGGGTAATAGCGCGTGCCGATCTTTGGATCTCGCGACAGCAGTTGACGGCCGTTCAATCGATTGGCGGACATCACGTCGCGCTGCTCTGGGCATTCGATCACGCCTTCCGCAACAGCACGTCGCAGCATCTCGTTTGACTTGTCGCTGAGCTTCATCACTCGCACCTCATCAGGAGGTCGAGGAACTCGTCGCCCTTTTCCGTCATGGTGACGAAGTGCGGATCGTCGTTAAGGCGGACGAGATAGCCGCCATCGATCGCTGACGCGACACTGCGCAGATCGCGATCCAGCGAATGCGGATACGCCCGGCGGTTCTGCCGGGCGTGGAGCCTTACGCGATACAGGAGGCGGCAACCAGCGCCGCCGAGGCCAGGTTCGGTCGCCATCATTCCCCCACCACTTTCAGCCCGGCTTTGGCGCCGCCCGTCGCCTTGATGACCGCGAGCGCCTGGCGGAAATTCGACAGTCCGCGCGCGATCGATGCCGCCTCACGGTCCATCGAATGCGCTTCGGTCGGCGTAACGATCCCATCGGCCATCGCGGTTGCGCCCGCCGCCATCAGCGCCGCCGCCTTCTGCATCAGCTCCGAATAGGAAGTCAGTACATTGACGTTGGCCTTGTGCTCCGCGTCCGGATCTGACAGCCGCCGGCCACTCAGTTCCGCCATGGCCTGCGTCACGACGGGAACGCCGCATTCGCTTTCCAGCGCGTAGACCACTGAAAGCGGCATCAGGTCTGTGTCGCGCGGGTTGTTCATGCGACCGATATGGCTTGGCGAAACCGAGGAGATTTCCGCTGCACGATCGATACCGCCGGCGATCTTGATGAGGTCACGCTGGGCAGCTTTGACGCGGTGAAACCAGGCATCTGAAGACATGGCAAATCCTTTCCCGCGCCGGGAATTCCGAGCGGTTTTTCCCGTAGTGGGAACTGGTCGAAAAATGTGAGTGTTAGGCCATCATCAGATCACGGAGGGCCACATGCCTGGAAGCATCGAAGAGAAAGCGCGCCGGAAAGCGGAGATCGCGCAGTCCGGCGCGAGGGGGCGCGGCGGCAATGACCGCGCGGGGAACAACGAGACGTCATGCGGCCTCCTTCGAGCGCTCTGGGCGAGGCAGGGGACCTGCGTCAGGCCAGGCGACACTTTGGGGCCAGTTATCGGAAAACCACTGAAGAGCGCGCTCAAATGTGCCCGTCGCAAGATCGCCACCTCCAACAATGTCGTCGAGTTTAGCGCCGCGATTGAAAACGATCGTAGACATCCGCTTACGCCCGATGCCCGAGGCTTCAGCGTAGGTATCAGCCAGAGTGATAATTTGCTCTCTTAGGGTCATGGCGGCAAAATGCGGTCAAATGGCCGCATATGTCAAGATCAAATAACCGCTTTCCAATATTCGTAATGCGGCTGATAATCCGCACATGGAGAAATCTGTGACAGACATCCTCAAAGATATCATTGCCGAGCAAGGGCTTACGTGGGAGGCAGCAGCCCTCAAGAGCGGTTTGGAGCGGAGTTATTTTCGCAAGCTTTTTGAGCGAGGCGGCGCCTCCCCGCGCGGCCAAACCCTGAAGAAAATCGCCGATGGCCTCGGTGTTCCGATGACGGTGTTGCTAGGCGAGTCTAGCGACGCTGGCGCGATCAACATGACCCCATCCGTAAAAACTGACGTGCGACCCGCATCTGCCCACTTGCCACTGCCGATGGAAATGGCGAAAGATGTACCCGTCATGGGAACGGCGGCCGGATCACATCTCAGAGGTGCATTTCAGCTGTCATCCGAGCCGGTTGACTACGTGAGGCGCCCGCATACGTTGATGAACGCTCGTAATGTATATTCGCTCTACGTCGAGGGAACCTCGATGGAACCACAGTTTCAACCAGGCGACCTCATCTACGTACATCCGGACAAGCCGCCGCGTTTTGGGGACGCAGTGGTGATCCAGGTCCAGCTTGGTGACAGCGAAGCAATGGAAGCGACAATCGGCATCCTGAGCAAGCGTGCGACCGAAATTGTTACCATCCGCAAGCACAATCCGAATGCCGAAATCGACATCCCCCGTTCGACCATCGTCGCCATTCACAAGGTGCTTTCGGTCAACGAATTATACGGCGTTTAGCCTCATCAAACCCTATTGACGCGCGTTAAAAGGCGGCGAATCACTTCGCCGCTTTTTCAGTTTTTGTCTCACATTTTCAGCGACATCCGCAGCAATGCGGTTAAATAGCCGCACATATCGTTGACAGCGGGCATTTGTCCGCATTATTGTCACGCTGTCCGGTTTACTCCTCCTCCCAAGACCGGACCGCCTATCGGAGGCGCGCCGCTGCTCTCTCCTCCTCCCGGAGCAGCGGCGAAACCGGGGAGACGAAGGAGAGCCAAGTGCAGACACAAACCACCTACCCCGCAGCCATTGCCCGGAACATCGCCAACGAAATGGCGGATCTCGCCCTTGAGCGAGGCGAAGGCCTCACGCGCAAAGACTTCCAAGACTTCGGCTACACCAACGAACAGATCGACGCCTACAGCCAGCAGGCAGCCCAGATCCATTCGCGCCGATCGGTCCGCCGCGTCGCCTGAAACCTTCCGGTTTCGGTCACCGCTCCGACCAGGAACGGAGCGGGTTCCAAAACGGAAGCGAAAGGGCTCCTACCATGCAGACAATTCGGACAGTTCGTCCGGTAGCAATGGCGCTGCCGGAACCGGGATCGCTTTTCCTGCGCGTGACGCGGATGCCGATCGAGCGCCAGCGTCGCGCGGAGTTCGCCTTGCTGGCCATCATCGTCGCGATCCTCCCGTACGCGATTATCCTGCAGGCAACGAGATGAGCGATGCAACCTTCACCGTTCTCGCTGCGCTCGGCAGCACCTTGGCAGGCGGCGTTCTCTTTGCCGCTGTCATGTTTGCGATCGGCGCCATCTCGAAAGCAGTCCGCCGTTTTTTCGAATGGCGGCACCTGCGCACGCTTCGGATCGACGACACATGGGAGAACGCACCATGGACATGTGATGGCCGACATCCTCCCTTTCCCGGCGAAGCTCCGGCTCGTCACTGATGGCTTTTGCCCCAGTATCGCCGAAGAGATCGAGATCGAGATCGAGATGGGCCGCGCCCGTCGTCGCCACGTGGCGCAGGCGCTGGAGTACGTTGCTGGCGCCAACATCGATCTGGCTGTCGACAACCTCTGCGGCAAGACTGGCTTCGAGGGAGTGACGGAAGAGACCACGATCGGCCTCGCACACGCAATGATCCACGTCATCGATGCCCTCGGGTGCCGCAATGCGGATCTGCCTCTGCGTCGCACGCTCAAGGAAGCAATCGAACGGATGGAGGACGTCAGTGCTGGCTAAGTCATTCCTGCGCCAATGCACCGCAAGCACCGCATTAAAACTGGCGAATGTGACCCTGCCGCTGAAGCACGAGATCGACAACCTCGGGACGATCTCCGACGTCACCGGCCGGGGGATCATCGTCATCGATATGCATCGCGAGATGCCCGACGACCAGGTCACGGATATCGCCGAGCTGATCGTTGATGCGGTCAACGCCTACACCTCCCACCCATAATCAATCCAGGAGCAGTTGCTATGGCTGTAAAGCTTCCGAACGCCGCAGTTCTCGCCGCCCATTTGAAATCAGGCATGGACAGGAACCAGATCGCTGCTCGCTATGGCGCCCATCGCGACACAGTCCGCCTTGCACTCATTCGTTACAATCTACTCGATCTGGCGCCAGCCAAGAGCGAGGGACCGGCGCGTCGCATAACGCGCCATCTGTCGCGTGAGATGATCACGGTTCAATCCGATCGCCTCGTCATCCTTCGCGAGATGGTCGCAGGAGATCACGGCGGGGTGGCGATCCGACAGTTATCTCTGCCCCGGATTTCTATGCATGTCGCCGCTCTGCGCGAGCGCGGTTTGGATACCGCGGCCCCCTGATGGCTACGTCCGAAGAGAAAAACAGACTCGCTGCCGTGAAGCGGCGGCACGAGGAGGCCAGCACAAGCTGGCAACTCGGTAGCGGAGGCCTGGAATTGTTCGCCATCCTCGTCCCCGGCACGCCACCGGCGCCGATCGTAAAGCTGCTTGATGATTGCGGTTACACCGACCGCGATTTCCTCATGCACGCACACGAGGACATCGCCTTCCTTCTGGCCATGCTGAAGCGCGCCGCTGAGAAGCTGCGGAGCGTTATACCACCCGAAGATCCGCGTGACATCGAGCGCCGCGAACGCGAGGCCGCAGAAAAGAACTTTTCCGCCGAGTGCGCGATCAAGTGCCAGAACGACCGGGCTTTCCGCCAGTTCCTGATCGAGTGCCACCAGTTGCAGGACGCAGGCGACACCGAACGTGTGAAGACGCGTGTCCGCTCCATTCTCGCCATCACCTCGATGAGTGAGCTGAACGAAGACGCGAACGCTGCCGCACGCTGGAAGGCCCTGCGGTCCGATTTCAAAGCATGGCTAAAGGTAAGCGCATGACCGTGAAGCAAGAGCTGGGACGGCGCGACAACATACGCGAGAAGGTTATGGCTCGTGTTCGCATCGACGAGGATACGGGCTGCTGGATCTGGACCGGCCCAACCTCTGGGACAGGTGGTCGCGGCGCCGGATATCCTCGCATGGCTTTAGCCGGGCAGACCGTCGCGGTTCACATCGTCATGTGGACCAACGAGCACGGATACATCCCAGGCAAGAAGGAGCTGGACCACGTTTGCCGCAACCGGCTCTGCGTCCGGCCCCATCCCGATCATCTGGAAATGGTCACCCGTAAGCGCAATGCCATTCGTCGCGAACAGGCAAAGCGAGCACTGATTTGCGAGGAAGCTTGATGGTGACTAGAGCTCAGGCCAAGGAAATCACCCTTGAGCGGCTTGGCGAGATGTTGATCTTTGCCGCCAAGCTCGTCGATCGAAAAGGCCCGATCGCGCAGCCAATCCTGGATCGCTGCGAGCGGGAGTATCTAGCAGCCAAGCAGAGGCAAGAAATGAGATCCGGCAGCCAGCTCGAACGCATCCAAAAAATGTTGGGAGCAGCACCATAAAGAATCAGACTACTTTTCGGCATACTTTTTGGACTACGACGTGGCGCCAGAAAGACATAAATTCTCAGAAAACCCTGCAATACAAGGAAACTCCTAAAGTTCATATAGAGGAGCCAAGTCCGGCCCGGGGAGCCAGCTTTCTGAATAAGTGTCTGTTTTTGTTGAGAAATCCAAAGGCAGACACTTTTTCCCCTCTTTCCCTCCCCACTTTTGCAATCTAGTTTCGCAGGTTGGCTCCTGTGGATAACCCGCGCCGACTCAGATCTTCTAGCGTCCCGCCAAGCATACCCATACAATGCCTCAGCGTTCGCGGTGATAGGGAATCGATGAAGCCGGACAAACTTCGCAATTTGCTCGTCGAGCTCGAAACGCGCGCGGCTTGTGCTTGAGACAACTGGCCGCTGATCACTGCGACAGCCATTTCCTCTCGACGCAAAGGTGTCAGTCGGGCATTCTTATGAATGTTCATTCGGAGCGATCCTGGAAAACTGAGGTGTGGTAACTCCAGTCTCCTAAATCTGCTCCGAATGGACAACCTCCTGAAAGCTCACACCTAGAGCGATCCTACTCACGCACGAACCTCACTACCGGGTCTCCATTATTGGCCTTAAGGTCTGAAGTGAGGAGGCATCTTGCCAAGGTCGACTCGTTGCGAGCTGGCGACGTGGCATCACTCGAGGCGATGGCAGCGAAAATTCCCATCCCAGCTGGCCACCAAAGCCTCGACAACTTGATCCTTGGACTAAAAATAGGCCTCAACCAGCTCGGACCGGACGAACTACTGGAAGCTCTGCCAGGGCAAAAGACAGCAGCGTTTCATTTTGCCGTCGATGACGATGCACTGAAAGTTATCGATCAACCTCTCCGCCCCTCTTCCCGTGAGAAGGATATGGCCATGGGGGCCTTGGAGGTAGCTGTAGAGCACGGTGAGTATGTGATTGGGGGTTAGCTGGGACCAACCACTCGCCGCGCCTGAAAGAGGCTTTCCAGCAGCTTCAGACGACGATGGTGGGTTACACGAACATCGTGCAGATCGGATCTCGCGCCCAGATCTGCAATCGGCTCGTACATGGCAGCATCGAAGAGCTCTCGCCAACGATGTTTAGCCTGTGATTGGCCATATAGAGAGCGTCTTTTCCGCCCTCGCCCAGTTCGAAGACTGGCGGATTTATTCGGAGAACGCGGCGGCCGTAAACATTGATGCGGGTTCTGTCGAGAAACTCACTCACGGAACGGCTGAGCTCGTTAAGCACCTTCGGCGTGATCCTACCGCTGACCTATCGGCCATCGATGCGCTCGATACCGCGTCGCGCTGGATTCAGGATGGCGATACCCCTGACAAGAGAGATGTGCTTGGCCTCAGCCGTTCTTGGGAGAACCTTTGGTCAGTCGTTTCTAAGGTCGTTCTCGGATTTGGACGCGACGTTATCTCTGAGGGTCGAACGCAGGTCGCGGCAGCGGTACTATCAGCGCTTCTTATCGCCGCGCCAGGCATGGTTTCAGTGATCGCTAAAATACCAGGTGGGGAATGGGTCGAGACCGTGTACTCTTACTTCAAGGCTGTTGGCATCAAGCAGCTCGGGGACGGATTGACCACATGCCGCCGCTTCTAGTTGCCAAGCGCCGTATACTAATGGGTGATCTCGAGGACTGCGCCATCCGGAATGCACTCTATCGCACTGCCTCGGTGTACATATGCCCTGAGTGCGGTCGATATGTGCGACCTTATAGCAGTGACAACGACGCGCCTCGTTTCAAACACATGACCAAGTCTCCCAAATGCAGCTACTCCGGCGGCGCCCGAAGGAAGCGGTAGAAAAACCCGTCGGCATTCGCGCCGATACGCAAGCCTCGCAAATGAAAAAAGGCTCGCCACTAGGAACAGGAGACGAGCCTTCATAGTGTTGCCTGCCACGATAACCTTGCCGTGATGCTCACAAGAGTGGACCTAGAAGGTTAAGATCATTCTAATGTAATTAGGCGTTGTATAAAGCAACCGTACCGTGCTATTTTGATCGCCTCGCGTTGCCTTTGAGGGAATGAGCAATGGCAGAAGAACGTAAGCACGAGACCATTCGACACGCGCAACCATGGGCGCCCGACTGGCGAACGTCTATTCAAGCTCAGATCATGGAAGGGGGACTGGCGGCCGCACAAGCCAAGCTCGACACTGGCGACTTTGATCCAGGAAACGAGTATGTCGAGGTATCGGTACCACTCAGAGTGAAAATCCAAATCCCGGTAGACGCCAATCGGAAGCTGATTTGGAGCGATGCAGGCGTGCAATGCGGCTGTATCTGGTCGCAGCCCGGAGTCTGTAAGTGTACCGGGCCCGGCGCTGGCGATCCGACCTGCAATTGTGTGCCAGAAACATTGCCCCCTGTAGCGTAGCCAAAACGGCCCCAGACTAAGGCCAGACGGAACGCCCCGCCGGGCTTTTCTGCGCAGCGTGAAGAAACCACCAGCATTTGCGCCGACGGCTCCAGTCTCCCCTTGTGGTGCGCCCACGGATGGTGGCCGGGGCGTTGCCGGCTGGTGAGGCCGGCGAATAAAAGAGGCCAGCCTTTCGGCGGCCGGCGCGCACTTCGCGCCTAGAACTCATCGCGTTTCAGGCTGGCATAGAAAAGCCAGTCGTGCCGGCCTCGTGAATCATTGCACTTCTTGCAGGCAACGGCGAAATTGTCCCGGTGGTCTTTGCCGCCATCGGCACGGCGCCGGAGGTGCTCGAGCGTAGCGGCCTGTGGCCGCCTTCGTTCACGCGGCTCGTAGGAGATCGTCATGAACCTGCGGCAATAGCAGCACTGGCCACCCTGCCGGTGAAATAGAATTAGCGTGTAGATGCGTCGCGTCTCGGTATTCATCGGTCGCCACCAAATACTCGCCGCGTACCGTGCGATGCGGTCGATCGGCGCAATCCATCGTGATGTCGTATAGCTGTCGGCCCATCGCAGAACTTGTGCGGCCAGTGATGATGGCGCGAACATCGTGGAACTTGACCGCCTGGCCGACTTCTCGGAGAGCAACGGCCGAGGGATACGCGGGCGCTTGAGCAGTCACGCTCGAGGTCGGGGAAATAAGGATGTCGCGACTCGGCTCAGAAACCGCGAGAAGCTCTGGTTTATTGCTAGCCCGGGCATAGATGGAGTTGATTTCGAGAATCTGTTCCTCGTGCTTATAAAGCGAAGTGCAATGTTCACATCAAATCGACGAGACGAAATGCAGCGTTATTCAGCGAGGCTCAACCGACGTGTCGAAGAACAGATGAGAGCTGAAGGAAAAGCAATCATAAATTTCACCGATATCCTCGAAGATTATTATCGCAGCTAAGTCGGCCAGGGCTCCAATTGCGCGGCGACATCGCCCTTGCCGCGCTTGACCGCCCTCGCCCGACTCGCCTAGCTTCCAATCGCGGCTCACCAATCCGCAACCTCTGTCCTCGGACAGAGGACACCACCACAAAAGAGGATCAGAACCGCTTTCGGCATTCGTGCCGGCGGCAATGTCTCTAACGTGTTCGGTGAGAAATGGATAAATCCGATTTTCAAGAAGCCGCCCTCGCTTATGCGCGCTCCGCTCAACCGCTAGATCCAGAGACGGGCTGTCGCCGCGAAGACGTGCAGCTGGCATTTATTTCCGGCTATAGGTCGCGTTGCGAAGACGAGCAGCGGACCGCTCCGCCCCTCCGCCCGCGCCAGCCAGTACCCTGATCACACCACAACAGATCGCGGAGCGCATCACTGCATCAACCGGCATCCACCTGACGGGCCGAGCTGAGCCGATCGATCGGTGGGAAATTCAGAGGAAAATTGGGAAGCCGCGACGCTCGGTCATGTCGCAGGGCTGATGCGCTGCAAATGCGGGCACAAGGGCGCACGCTTGATGGTGAGGCACCTGTCGCGGTGAAGCACTCTCGGCTAATTGACTGTCGCAGGCACATCGAGGATATCTTCCCTCAAAAGTTGAGGGATACGTCATCAATGCAACTACGGTCGATTGCTATTCTATTCATTGCTACGTTATTTGCGCATGCAGCGCTTGCCGATGGGCGAGCGAACACGGCTCCGAAGAACTATCTAGACTCGGTGCGAGACAGCATCATTACGAACTTGTCGATGCCGAATGTGGCGGCCGCC